GATATCGCGAACGGGGCGCGTGTGCGTCTGCCTGCGTCGCCCCCGCCTGCCACAGTGCGGGCAAGGATAGGTTTTCGGAGCGCACTGACGCTGTACCACGCGAACGCGGGGTTGAACGGCTTCCACTTCGGCCATAAGTAGATCATAGCCCCCAGCAATGTGAGGATGCACCACGTGCCCCCTAACAGTAGGCCAACCCATAGCACGAACATCATGTTGGGCTCCTTTGGTAATGGGCCGCCAAACTTTCGCGTCACCCCCAGGCGGTCTGACCCTACATGCCAGGGTCACCCGGCATTGATTACGGGCGATTCCAGCGTCCGCCAGCATCCGGTCGAGGGTCTGCCCCACCATGCCCCGGAAAGGCCGCCCTAGCCTCACGTCGTCAGCCCCAGCGACATCGCCGACGATCATGATCCGGGCATCCATCGGCCCCTCACTCTGCACATCCATCACAGACCTCTCATGAATTCACGGTGAGCATCGGCATCGAAACCTTCCTTGCGCTCCGGTGGCGGCATGTGTTGAACGGTGGGTACGGTCGTAGCGGGACAGTGGCTCAAGTAGGCCATACCGACACTAGCTTCTGTGATTCCTGCGAAGTGGAAGGTTTCCCGTAGCACAACCTCCCGCGTCATACGGACGCTGCCGGAAGAAGGTATGTCCGTTATCACCCCCTCAAAGATGTCGGGGCCGCTACTGTAGTGGCTGAGGGAATCGTCGAAGCGTACACGGTCGCCTACCTTGAAGGTTGGACGGTGGACGGGATTGTGGGTTTGTGCTCCACCAATGGCACCAGGGCCACCGCTGGCAACCGTTGTGCCTGTTGCGCCACCACCACCATACCCAAAGGGAACAGCAACACCGCCCTTGAGCCTGAAGTGTGGACTAGCCAACGAAGTTTGCCACGTTATAGGGACAGCGCCTCTTATATTAGAATGAAAGACACCCTCAACTTCTGCGTAGGGTTCTCCATTGCTGTACGTTCCAATGGATTTAATTTTCCCCTCATGAGTTACACGGCATTCTGCGGTGCCGTAAAACTCAACCTCGTCGCCAACCTTGTAGATAACATTGCTCATGACTCACTCCTTGGTCTTACGACGCGCATCACCAGTAGGCCCCCCTTCTCTCGCAGCACCTGTATGACCCGTGGATCGTCGTCGTAGGCGCAGATAACCCGATCCCGGGGAACGGGGGCGTTGTTTAGCCAGTTCAGCTTGGTCAGTTCCGTTGGTTCCTCGTTCCCCACAGGTTTCATCAGGAGTTGACTGAAGGGGACGCCGTGATTTAGTAGCCATGTTTCGGTGAGACTCCTGATGCGTTCAGTGCGGCCAGTCCAGCACCACACTTGCTTGCCCACTGCCTTGTAGGCTTGAGCGGCCATGATGGTTTCAATGATGGGTGGATCGTAGATTGCCTGCTGCTCGAACTCCACCCAATCGACGTGCTCCCGTTGGAGGTAATGGGCGCGATGGTCCATGTTCGCCAGGGTGTTGTCGATGTCAAAAAGGATGATGTTTGGTGTCATACTTCCCTCTCCAGGCGGAACCAACTCCAATGCAGTTGAGGGAATAGTTTGCGGGCTCTATTGAAGGCTTGCTTACAGGTCAAGCTTTTGCCCTCTACTACGGCCACCACCCTCCCCTCAACGTAGACGTTGAACCTCACACTTCCCTCCGGCAGACCCATTGCTGCAACTGTTCGGTGTACGTGAAGCTGTAGGCCCAACCGTAGTCAATCTTGACCTTCGATGCACGGGACCGACATGCGGCGATCTTCCCATCAGGCACGATGAAACTGTCGCCCACTTCCATTTCGTAGAAGGGGTATTTCGTGTAGTTGGTGGCCACGTTGTGGTGGACTTTATGACGCTTAGCTCGGGACTTCTTCATAACTGCACTCATGCTGCATCTCCGCTGGTGCCAATAATGTGGCCGGTGGGGTCAACGTACACGCCGTGGCACTCAGCCTTGGTCATGTAGTAGGGACCGTTGTCGGTGTCGATGACGTGGTGTTCGTTCAGTGCGTGGGCACACTCCGCTGGGGTGGCAAAGATGGCCTTGCCCATTTGCTCGTCTCCGGTGGCAGGGTTGACGAAAAGGGCGTAGCCGATGATAAGGACTGAAAGCATTACGATTCCTTTGTGTGATCGGGGAATTTTACGGATTCAACTAGCTCAATGATGCGGACGATGTACGTGTGGGTAGTGCTCCTGTTGTAGATGCGAACGTCGAGACCACCAGAGGCTTGCGGGGGCGTGAAAGAACCTAGCGGCCCCAGCAAGAATTCCCCCCGAAGCTCTTCACTTATGACTCTTTTTAAACCATCGATGGCGTCGGGCTTGGACATGGTTGGCCTCAGAAAGGGAGGTCATCAGGTACAGGGGCCGGTCTTACAGGCAAGCAGTCGTCATGGCCGATGGCAAGCAAGTTCTGGATCTTCTCGTCCACATGCTTGGATTGGTCCAGGAACACTTCCCGTAAGGCGTCCTTCTTCATCTGAAGGGACTGCACTTGTCGTGCAGTGAACTCCCCAGGGCTCAGTTCTTCCACTTCAATTTCAAACGGACAGATGTAGACGTACTCCTGCGCCTGATACTCTTGCATGCTTTTTTCGTTGTAGTGGGTAAAGAAGAAATATTGTGGTTTGTTGTCGGCATTCCAACTGTACTGCTGGGCGTAGATTCCGCCGACAATCTTTACTGTAGACATGGCATTCTCCGTTGAATGGTGAGGTGGCAAGGGTGGGCGTCGAACCCACATAAAGCGGCGACCGGGATAAGAGCCATTCATCTAGAATGTAGGCTCCGTGGGTCCCCACTCAGTCATACCCATGTACAAACCGTTGCCATTGGAACCATGCTTGTGTGGGATAGGTGCATGGTTGCCTTAAACCTATCGGAGACTCCAGCCGGGACCACTGCATCCCCTCTACAGCATGGAGCCCACGCTGCAATCCGTTATTGTGCTGCGACCGACTTCACGTCTTCCTGGATCTTCCCTTCGTAGACGCGATGCTTCACTTCGACAAGGGCTTGGCAACCCACGATATCGTTGAGCGGACCCTTGACCTTGCCCACTGCCTTACGCAGTTGACCTAGTTGCCAGTTCTCGCCCTTCTTCGTGGATAGGCGGCCCGTTGCTTCGTCGATTTGAAGCATAAGGCGTTGCGTGAGGTACACCTTCTCGCGGGCCATCTCTTCCAAGACAGCGGGTTCCGTGATGCACCATTTCACTTCCAAGCGTGCCCAATCGACACCAGACTCGCTGGTGCCGGACTTGGTGTCGAGGGATTCGACAAATGCTTGGTGAACGCCCTGTGGAATGAGGGTGCGTTCGGTTGACAGTTCCTCTTGTTCATCGTTGAGGAATTGGTCGGGATCAAAAATACTCATGATATTGCGTCCTTTAGAGACAGTGGTAATACGGTAAGAGCCTTAGGGCGTAGTTTCAGCTTGCGCGCTATCTCGTTGGTGATGGTTACTTCGTAAGTGTGTAGGTAGTGGTCAACTCCTTCATCGGTCATGCGCCGACCATCGGCATACAGGGTGAGAACGTATAGTAACTCAGGTTGTTCCATTGTGCGGGTGAGAATGAAGAGCAGTCCACGCGTTTCCGTGGTGACGTGGACGTGGACAGTTGAATTCATCCTTGTGCCTCCCGGCGTGCTTGGGCATCGGCCTCACACTGGCGATAGCCCTGCTCCCAGGCGTCGTGCCATGCCAACTTGGCTAACCCACGAGCAATGGAAATATCCATCTTGGGAACATTCTCATTGAGGTGGCGTGCTTCCCACCACGCAATCCATGCTTCTAGTCTTTCCGTTGCCGTGTTCATGTTGTCTGCGCTCCTACGCTACGGGTCTTCCACTTCTCATACATCGGGCCGAAGTCTGCCGGTAGCTTGTTCGATAGGGCGAGGTTTCGGTTCTTCACGTCCGCGTTGCTCTCGGCTGTGCTCCACGAAAAGTTCGCCACCTCCTTCTTGCACAACACTACATCACTGAACTTTGATGGGATAATGGGGGCGATGGCTTTTCCCAGGGTGCTGACCATAAGTTTGACTCCTCCCTGTACCACATCCACTTCACGTTCGATGTGGGCAATGAGGACAAAGTGGCAACGACATCCATCGGCGAGTTTTCCGATAAGTGACATGACATATGCCTGAGCAACTCCCCAATCAGTTTGTGTACGCTCGGCACGCCCCCCGATGACAAGCTGCATAGCGTAATTGTTAAGGCCCGTAAGCCCGTCGAGTACCACAACTCGATCAGTTCCCCATTGGTCCGCAGGTTCATAGATCTCCCCGGTCCTTGAGTCTGTAAACGCGTTGAGCGCTCCAAGAAGTTTGAGGTATCCATCGTATTTACTCCTTCGCCCATCAACCATCTTCATGACGGCGTCATGGGGCAGTGTGTTGGTTTTCTTTGCTGCTTCTGCAATGTCAAGGAACGACGCTTGGGGTTGTTGCAAGGCGTGCATATGTAAATTGGGTGGGACGGGCAATCCGCGATCTGTCCAGTAACCCACAAGACTCTCTGCCCCACTTTCAAGCGGAATGTAAAAGACCTCCAGGCCCGTATCGACAAGTGTTCCGATTGCATGTGTCTTCCCCGATCCGGCTGAGCCCATGAGAATGCAGTTAAATCCATTGATGACTTCACTCATATGGGGCTCCCCTGAGGGGCTTGTGTGACACCCAGGTCAACGCCGGGGGTGACGTTGGTAAGGGTGACGTTCCCGGCTGTAGCTTCCAGGGTGACGGATACGTTGGCGGGCAGGCCCAGGGGCGTCAGAGCCACGGCTACTGCGCCAGCAATGGCAGCCTCCATATCACTGGTTGCCATTGTGTTGGGCATATCCACCAGGACGCGGAACCGGCACAGCCATGTGGGGGCGTTGGCGAACTTCCCATTGGGATTCTGTGCCTTGCCCACTTGGCCGGGAGGGAGGGAGCCCGTCTGCCCTGGTGCGTTTCCACTGTTACCAGGGTTGTTGCCACTATTTCCCGAGGGCGTACTCATGCCGCACCTCCCTTATCGTGGTGGTTGATGATCTGCTCGACCACGTTGACGCCCTCGACATAGGGGAATCCTGCGTTAGGGACGTGAGGGGCCTGAAGTCGCCCCGTTGCCACCGCACGCCCTATGGATTTGGTGTAGTGGTCCTTGGGGGAGCAGACGGAGTAGGCATATTCAACAAACGCATCAGGGTGGCCGGACTCGTCAGATAGAAGTTGATAGGCCACGGTGACGCCACCGCAGGGTTCGAGGTTGCCGAACAATGGATGTCGGCGACGCAAGTGGATGAATTTCACAGTCATGATTGCCTCTTTTCGAGATAAGTCTGGTATGCCGCTACCGTAGCCAGCGCCAGGGTTAAATATGCTCATTTGGGTGCGTACCACTTACCTTCGACCCCACAATGGGGAATGAGGCAGTTATAAGAGCGCATCAGGTCGCAGCTTCCATTCTTGATGCCCCACACTAGGTCGACTGGAGCACTCGGATGGTGGCACATGGGATATGCCTGCCCCATTTGCGTGTGGAAGTGCTTACAGCCCATGCACAACTTCACTTGTCCAGAGGGTTCCATGTGTTCTCCACGAAGTTCGTTGTCAACCAATTGATCCGCTTCTCTGGGGGAATGGTGCATACGGATTTGAATCCACAACCTCCGTACTCTTCACAGGTTCCGTCGAAGGCGGGTTCCCAAAACCCTTCTTCTTGTCCATGTCTATAGCCATCTGCGCCATAGCATTCAAGGGCTTTGGTGATAAGGAAGTCCCGGTGCTTGACCCACTCGTCGATCTTCCAGTCGGGCGAGTTGACAATCGCTTGAGCACTTTCGTACTTCGTTTTGAGGATACTAACGCCCCTGACGAGAGTGCCTTGAAGACCCAATCCCAACTCGCGTCCTGCCCATGCGTAACCCACAAACTGACCGCGCATCTCCCACTGATGTGACCACCGTGCCCCCAAGGACTTGGTTGTCTTGTCATCTTCGGCATAACGTCCTCCTGCGAACTCGCAGATCATGTCGGTACGACCCGCGTAGAGAAGGGGTTCACCCGTATCGGGGTTGTTGAAGGGGAGTGGGAGGGCGAACCGCCACTCAACTGCCGGCACTCCGGCCAAGGTACTGATACGAGCAGGATCATCATCCAGAGGGTACTCGGAAAAATAAAACTCCAAAGCACCGACCATGCGGTCGAGGGTCTTTGCTTCCGTTGGCGGACATTCGGCATCTCCATACTCCTCGATCAGTGCAGCAGTGCCTAGTTCGAGGCACGTTTCCGTGTCCTGGCCCCTGCTATATGCAAGCCTTGCCACTTCAAGGCCCTTGGCGTACGCCTTTCCAGCAGTGAGATGAATGGATTCATCTTCCCCGCCACGCCGCCAACGCTGTATGTTGCCCAAAAAAAACTTGCGTGGACAACGCATATTAGAGAGCATCGTGGCGTCGATAACCTGTGGGAAACGCGCGTCATTAGGCATGGCCTACTTCACCTTCGGCTGCAGTCAATGCCGTGTCCAGTTTGTCGGCCACCTTTATCGCCTCTGCGACAAGGCCATCCACTTCGTTCTCCGATACTTCCAGGCAGGCCGTAATGCACTGTCGTCCCGATGCCTGCGTGGATGCCGACACGAGGAAGAGAAGAGCGCCCAATACCGCCACTGCTTCCTTATGGTCCAATACTGCGTGGTGTACGGTCATAGTGGCCTCAGGCAATGTGGTGGAAAATGCGCAGTGCTAGCGCGGCGATGGACAATCCGGCACTGGCGAAGGAGATGTTTTTGACGTGCGCTGTAATGTCATAAATCTTCGATTGCACTGTGTCCCAGGCAGTCTGCTCGAAGCGGAGACCACGAGTTTCAAGATCCTTGAGTCGTTGATGGATACCTTCGATACTGGCAGGCGTTGGTGGCAGGCTATTGGCAATAGCTTGTGCCGCTTGCAGTCCTTCCGGTAAAGTGATGGGATTAGTGTTCGGTGTGCTCATGCTGCTCTCCAGGGTTGGGGCCGTTCAAGGCCAAGGCTACTAATTCTTTCAACAGTTTATCTTGCGCGTCATGACCCTGTGCAAGGGTTTCGTAGGCGCACTTCACTCCCTTCGTCCACATTGCGAGGCATAGGGCTCGGAAGCCTTTCTGTGCATCGACGGGAAGGTGTTCAAACCCTTCCGTGGCATTGAGAATGTCCTGTAAATCCTTTTCAAACATCGACATTGCTACTCTCCGTTGAGAATGTCATTGAGTAAGTCTTCACCACTTTTCTTGGCCGTCCTCTTGGCCGGACGCTTGGCCTCCACACCCTCGATCACCTTGCCCCGTGCTTCCCGTACCATGTTGATTGCTTCCTTGACCAAGGCTATTTTCTCTGATTCGGGTGTTTCCGGCAAAGCCAGCAACTGTCTGATTGTCGCTATGCGGCCACGCACTTCCGGCGTCATACCGTCCTCCTCCTAAGTTGTTTGCACAAATGGTTTGTGTGTTGATGCCACCGTTGAGGATTAACCCCTTGACCAGGGTTTCGAGGAATGCAATGCGCCGCTCGAAGCCGTGGACACGGGCGTTGCTATCATTGACTAGGTTGAACGTGTCGTTCATGTTGCGCGTTAGGGCGTCTTCAAGTTCAACAATCCGTTTATCTAATTGTCTCGCGACAAGAAGAAGTTCTTGAAGAGGGCTCGTGCCGGGACTCATATCTACTGCGATCATGCCATCTTCCTTTGGATCTGTCCAACCACTTCCATACTCAAGTTCATCGCTCATGATTTTGGTCTCAATTCACTTTGAATAACTTTGAGGTCTGCAAGAGCTTGGGTCAATTTGTCTTTTTCAATCGCAAGGTCATGTTCCATTGCAACAATTTGACTTTCGATCTGCCTGAGACGGGCCGCAACGGACCCAAGTTGATTCTCGAAGGACATACAGGGCTCCTACGATGGGGAAGAAAAAAGGCCCCCTTGCGGAGGGGCCAACAGCACTGCATAGCAGCACTGGCAGGAAGAAAAAGAGGCTAGGCTAACGAGCCTATTTAATCCCGTTCAGGCGGGAACCTTAAACCTATCCCGGATGAAGGGATAGGCAGGGGATCAATCTTCGTGGCTACGTTTCATAGAACGTAGCATATCCTCTTCGGCAGGGAACCCGTCCCGGAGAACAGTTTCAATCCGGTCAATCACGGCTTGTGGGTCCCTAGGATCGTCGTAGGGATACGGCATGAAGAGGTATTGGGCCTGAAGGTCATCCAGCTCGTAGAATTGGGCCATGCCATCCCATTCAAAGTGGATTACTTCCCTTGTGTCAGGGTCTAGCATTACCACTGTGCCGTTCGAGCGCGTAACGAAGCCCCGTGCACGGAACCATGGGTCAAGGCCAGCGTAGCCCGTGGCACAAGCCGTACAGCCGCAAGCATGGGGGATACGTATGTCGGGGCCTTGATCATTGAATATCTCGGAAAACTTGCGCGCCTCTTGCGAATCGCCACCAATCTCTCCATAACTAAGGCTACGATTCGCGGACCCGCTCTCTCGTTCCTTTGTAACCCCCACAAACGTATGGAGGTCGAAGCCCAACTGTTCCTCTTTCACGCGCTTGAGCACACGTATGGTTTGCTCCAATGCTTCTCGGTTCATGTTGTAATCCCCTGTTCGATTCCGTTTGACATCCGCCGCAACATCTTCCAGTTGTGGCGACGATCCAACTCCCACAATTCCCGTTCCGACCCAATGCATCTATCAAATGACTCGTGTGCACTGACTCGTTCCCGGTGAATGTCGATAACATGGCCGAAAGACTTGATGAAGAAAAGCGGTGCCGGGGGGCACTGTACGTCTTTCCCTTCAATGTAAAGCCGTTGGCCTGCTACTGATTGCTGCATGTTCGTCCTCCGTTGCACATACGGGGGGCGGCTACTATCAGGGAGCAGATGAAAGCCTTTGCCGGACCCTCGGTTAATCCGAATAGGGCGCAGGTATTCTGCTACGTGCTGTGACGGGAGTAACCGCCCCTCGTATGGCCCTTTTCTTTGAAAAGTGAAAAAGGACAAAATGTCTTTGACGTTTCACAGTCTGCTTGAAGTATCTCCCTACCATCGCTGGTGTAAGGGCTCACCCCACTTATCTCGTGACTGCTTGAGGGCTTCGCTATCTCGATCACTAGGCCATTGCGAAGAGGTGCGTACTGCACTTTCCGAGAGCAACTAATCTTCGTTATGTGCCCCTACTCATGGCCAGTGGGTCTGCTGCCCCTATCCGGGGCAACTGGCGACTTTCGGGGCGTAACTCTTCAATCGTCGGGAAACTGACAACCACCCTTACCTTCAAACTCTTTCTCGGAGAGGTGTGGCACACTCTTGTCCGCTACCTTCTTGACCCGTTGATATAGGTCATCAAACTGCTCCCAATGGTCGGAGATTGTGTACCGTTCTGGTAGTGCCCTCACGCCGTAGCCCGATGCTGCAAGTCTGGCGATGGTGAGGGCGGCCAACAGAATCGGTAATTCCTCCGCTGGGATATTAAGCAGCGCGTTTTTCGTCACCGCCATCCTCCTTGAGCAAGTCGTCGAGTACGTCATCGCCCTCGGCCTTTCCTTCTGCGCCCTTGATCCTCGCGATGATGGTTGCAACCCGTTCCGTGTTGCGCAACTTCGCTTGGGTGGCCTTGCTCATTCCCTTAACCAGCTTCTCGCTGTCGGCCACGTCGATGCCCTTCAGTTCGGCCAGTGCCTGCACAAGCGGACTGTACTTGCTAGTCCCTTCACCCTGCGTGCTCCACTTACCATCATCGAAGGCGTCACAAAGCGCGTCAACCTTCTCCACGGCCTTGTCCGTATCATCGGTGGCATTGACAGCGTTGAGTAGCTTCGTCTTTGCTCCGTAGGATGCGAATTGTTGCGTCAACGCATGGTCGGGGCTAAACGCCACGGACCGCTTCTGTCCATTGCTGAACGTGAGATGGTGTACGAAGCTACCATCCTCATGGTGCGTTGTCTCAATCTGTACTTTCGATGCCTTGGCCATTCTCTAACTCCAATTTGTCTAAATCCCCCCAATCTACTTCCTGGGGGTCTGCTGTCATCGTGATCGGTGCCTCCATCGCTGCAACTTGCGCACGCATCTCCGGGGAATTCACACGATTGACGATAGTAACAAGATTCTGATTTATCTTGAAGGTGAAATACTTACAAGCCTTCGATAGTTCGTTGTCCGGCTCAAAGTGCAGTAGTGATTCTCGCAACCTCCATAGACGTGCCTTGGTATTGGTGGCTTGGTTCGGGGTATCGAACGTCATCGTTAGCTTGCCGTGCTTCACAACGTAAAGCAAGTTCTGGAAATCTACGGGCAGAAATCGGTCAAGAGGCGTTGGGTTGCGTGCTCTCGGCTTCTTCTTTGTTGCCATCTGGGCACTCCAAGGGGTTAGTTCATGAGAAGCAGTGTAGCATGGGTTTCGGTGGATTGTTGGCGTATTTTGATTGGTTTTTCGTATGGAGCGTATTGGTGTGATAGGCGTTACGGTGTCATATGGTTATTTTGGTCACATGGCTTTTTGACTATATCACTTCCGTAGGGTGGCCCATTCCCCTATCCATCTCTTGTGATGAATAAAAAGTCTCACATCGTACGATATAGTGTGCTACTATATATATAGTACTATGGGGACAGTATTATCTAAATATTATAAAAATTTTCATACAGGAGAGTTTATTATCATAAGGAAAGGGGAGAGGGATATATGCCACCCCCCGAGAGTGATATAGTCATAAAGTCATGTGACCACAGTAACGCCAATACGCACAATATTTTCGATTTTTCCCTTCTCCCCATGACAAACGCCACCTCCAGGGTGGCGTCGTTGTCAGTGCCCCTCTCACGGGAATAGGCGGTCGCTGACGGCACAGAAGAACCAGACTGAGGCGAGGATACCTACACCACTGACGGCCTCCCTACGGCCCGTTAAAACGGCCCACCTCGTGTACAGGATCGACGCCACCAGACACCCTATCAGCAATAACGTCTTCATAGCCTTCCCCTAACTGTGTCTCGTCCTACACGCCCCCGCCTCGATCAGTGCGTGCGCCGTCCTCCCATAGCATCCTTGCAATTGCCACGCCAATCCGTTATCAATCAATGCCTGAAACAGGTCAATGGTATCCGCCTCGTCCAATTCCCCCTGCTCCCATGCAATCATTTTGTCCAACTGATCCACTTGTTTCATGATGCATCCTCCATTAGATAGAGTTGGTCGGCAGGGTTGTTCAACGTTGATACGCGGAAGGGTTTTCCATACCCGACAATGGGCTCTAGTACCTTGTCAATGTCACTTAATACGCCCCGTGGACCGCTAACATAGCCCGTAACGTGGTGCCCCAATAAGCGGCACAAATACAATGCCTCCTTGTGGGATAACGTCACGCGGACGTTCCCCTTTTCCGTCATCTTTGCCTTAGCCATTACACACCTCCTCCGGGCCTATGGCCCCTTTAACTTCCTTCGTGAACGAGACATAACACATTGGGAATGCGGCCAGTGCCTGCGCCAATGCGTCAATCTCACGGTCCGCCCTCACGGGAATCACAAAATCCCCCACTACGTTGGGCTGACACAAGTGCACCTCATACAACCGGGTTCCGGTGGTCATATCTTGAACTCCATTCCATCGATAAAGGGCACTTCGTCCTGCCAATACTGCCCATTCCAGTCCTGGTGCTCATGGGGAAGGTGAAAGGACACGTACCATTCCCCCTTGCGCTGATATACGGTAAACCTCCCGTTGCAGTATTCCTTGGCAAACTGGTTCATCCTTGTCTTCGTCGTTACGGTCCTCCATCCGCCACTGTTCAGCCATACCGTGTTGCCCCTTTTACACACAATAGTCGTCCTATGCAGGATACAAACCAACTCTTCCCCCGACGAACGAACAGTGGTGTTGTTGCTCGATACCCTCTGCGTTTGTCCCATTTCAATCACCTCCGATGATGTCCCACAGCAACCACAATAGCGCAGCACAGAAGCCTGCGCCAATTAGGGTTAACCCGAATATGTACGCAATCTCAAGTACCGTGTTCATAGTGCGTCCCAACGTGTCAATATGGCCCGGGCCTTCGGCCCCAACTGCACGTGGTAATCTTTCAGTGCGCCTACACGGGCGAGGTACGCATTCATCTTGTGCGCCAACACCACATACCGCTCGTCATTCTTATCTTTCCACGTGTTGAGCCATTGCTGAAACGCCTTATCGGTCGTGATCGTCGGATCTTCCCGTTGTGCCACTTCACTGACAATTTCCTGACTCAATTGGTGCACAGCAGGCAATATCATGAATTCCAACATGAAACCATCCCGTGGTGCCTTAAACCCTTGTGACCATGAGATGGTGTCATCGTCGCAACAGGCGGCAAGGTTCCCCCACGCATCGTAGCCCATGATACAAGTGAAATCGGCGTCGCTCAGTTCCGTTGTAAGGCCCGGGTGGCAATGGACCAGTAACACGTCCTGTAGCTTGCCACAGTACGATTCCGGCCCATCGACACGTTGGTTGGTGCCATTAACTTCAAAGACCCTGGTGCCATTCCGCCTTAGGGCGATTAGCTTCTCCTTCCCCTCTTTAATGCCATAAGCCCTCACGTCCGCTATCGCCTCATGAATCCCTTCAAAGGGGGGTAGTTCAAATGCCGTGTCCATTATCGTTCTCCGCGTTTAAACCACAAAGCAACCATCACCAATGCTGCTGTCACGAGTGTGGCCATGTTCCATTACTCCAATCCGTAAATGAGGCGGTCAAGGTGTGGCGCAAGGGCCAATTCTGCCGCCATTTTCGCGCTTTCGGCCTTTGTGATCCACCATACGGCAATGCCAATGGTGATGATGGCGCATGATGCGATGATGCGATGCTTCAACGGTACGTGTTTTAGATGCATCCTGTTCCCCTGGTTGGTCGGCTTCGCCGTGGTGCCTGTACTACGCTTTAAGATTAAGGCGGATTGACCATGATGCCAATCCGTATTAACCCTACTTGGTGCCTAGCTTCGCGTGCCTACCTATTACCTCACCAGCTTCGCTGTGCGCCGTAGGCGGTTACAGCAGCTTGAACAATGCGGCATTGAATGCGCCCCAATCGGCAGCTCGCGGACCAACCAATGACCCCTCACACTCGTGCAGGTCATATTGGGCAATGCAGTCCTGATCGAGTGCCGTTGCAATGGCCCGTGCCTTGTCATTGGTCCACCCTTGCACGTGGACGATGTACGTGTCCTCTTCCTGGTTGTCGCCGATGGCGACGCGATGCTTCAAATCCAATATGTTGAATTGGTCGAATGCGCGATTGATGTCCGCTATGCGGACGAACCCGGATGTGTTGCGAAGCAACCCGATATTGAGTAGTGCGTTCATGGTGGTTCCCCTGATGGTGCCTACCTATTCACCTCGCCACTTTGTGTTGTGTCACGCCGTGAGGCGATGTAGGTGGCCTTAGTACGTTCCCGCGATGATGTGAGCTGCTAGGGTCTGGACTTGCTCGTGCCAATAGGTGTTGTCGATGGGGCCGTAGCCGAAGCCGAACACGGGATCGGGACTGTGCACCAGGACGAAGAGTTTATATGCGGTGGTGGACATAATGTCCTCCTTGGTGATTGGGGCACTGTGTGCGTAGTGCGGTGGTTGCCTGTGCCCATGACTGTAGTGTAGGTCGGCTATGGCCGAGGGCCATGAGGACTTACCCTAACGTGGCCGAAGGCCCCACATAGAACCACTGGGCTACGCTATCGGGGGGATGATCGGGGGGAGTGCATTGCGCAGATTGCACATTGTGTGCACATTGTGTGCGTAGCTTGTGCATCGACCCATTGTGGCGTCGCTACTCGTGGCACAGTGTGCATGCGCGAGGGGTTTGAGGCACTTTGAGCCACGTCATACCATAGCCCGGGATAGCCCGTGAGCCTTACGTGGTGGCCCTCCGGCAGGATGGCGGTCCCTTCCGTGCCCGGGGGGGGGGGGGGGGGGGGGGGGGGGGGGGGAGGGGCAATCCGTTCGCGCGAAAAGACCAATTTGACAGTATGCGATGCAGCAGCTACATGGGCATACAGATATGTCCCCAATTTCCAAAAATTTTTTCCTGTTATCATCGCGACAAGTTAAGGAGTACATCATATGGCCCTCATTCATGACATCGCCCGCCTAGCCCACAGCGGCACACCTCGCGAAGACATTGCCTCCGCCGTCCTCATTTCCCGCCAAACCCTTGACTGGCTCATGGACTCCGACTCCTTCCTTATCGTCATGGAGCAGATGCACGGCTCCGCCGACAAGGGCACCGACCACGTGGATTGATCGTGAAGATCCTGGATGATGGCACGGTCATCTTCGACGATCCCGCCGACGAGGCCGACCAAACGTGGGAATCGGAACGTCTCCCATGGGAGGTGCAGGCATGCCGCTTCTTCACCGAGACGGGCAACATAGCGGCCACGGCCCGTCGCTTCAACACCACCCCATACGAGATTAAGAAGTTGATGACCAAGGTATGGTGGCAGGATGAAGTCACCAGCCTGAAGCAGCAGATCCGCCTACGCACCGAGTCCTCCTTCTCTCGCATTATTGAGAAGGGTTTAGCCCAGCTTGAAGATCGGCTCGACAATGGCGAGATAATCAAGACAAAGATTGATCCCAACACTGGTGAAGAGGTTAATGTCCGCGTCAAGATGAAGGCTCGGGATATTGCCGCCATTACCGACATGGCCTTCATGAAGCGACAGTTGATCCGCAATGAACCCACCCAAGTGCAAGGTGCGACCGAAACGTTGACCATCCTAGCAAGGAAGCTCCAAGCCCTTGGCGGTAAGGATCCAACTCTCCTCAATGGTCCGGGCCACACATTGGAGCCGACCGAAGGGTCGGTGCCTGGGTCAGCGGGAGGTGGTAATGGAGAAGATTAATGTTGACGCCAACCTTGTGCAAGGCTTTGTCGAGGCGTTCCTCCTCGGTGATTTCGACCAGCCCAAGCCGGTTCCCACCTTCCACAGAGAACTCTGGGAACTTTTCACAAGTCCTGAAACTCATGTCGCAGTGGCAGCCCCGCGTGGGCACGCCAAGTCTACCGCTGGCACGTTGGCCTTTACTCTTGCGTCGCTACTGTTTGGGTCCGACGACTTCGCCCTATTGGTTTCCGCTACAGAGCGGCTCGCGTCTGCACACCTGTCCAACATGGCGCGTGTACTAGCCACAAACGATGACCTACGCACGGAGTTCGGATGTGAACTCGTCAAGTGCAACGAAACAGAACTTACAGCCATTGTGGGCAAGAGAGAGTTCCATGTACTAGGAAAAGGAGCTGAACAAGCCGTAAGGGGAACGCTGTGGAATAATAAGCGCCCATCCCTCATTATCATTGATGACCTCGAAACTGACGAGGCCGTCATGTCAAAGGATCGCCGTGAGAAACTACGAGACTGGTTCAACGAAGCTCTCCTTCCGTGTGGGTCCGATAATCTCCGTGTACGCTTCTTGGGAACAATCCTACACCTTGATTCACTACTCGAAAGGCTCCTTGAGGACACTGAAGGCGGATGGGTGGGTCGTCGTTTTAGCGCGCATCGGGGATTCGATGATTTCACCGAACTCCTATGGCCTGAGAAGTGGACTGAAGCTCGTCTGCGAAAGGAGCGGCAGCGCTACATATCAGCAGGCAACCCCTCTGGCTACTCTCAAGAGTATCTGTCTCAACCCATTGCCGAGAGCGACGCATACTTCAAAAAGGACGATTTTCGTCCAATGACTGTGGATGACCACGCACAGCCCAAGACCTACTATGCATCAATTGACTTCGCTCTTGGACAAGGTAGCCGCGGTGACAATACTGCTATTGTCATTGCTGGTATGGACAGTGGGGGGTGTCTCCACATCTGCGACATGTACGCCGGCAAGTATGACCCGCTCCAGTCCATCAACAAAATGTTCGACGTGCAAGAACTCTACGACATTCACATGTGGGTTGTGGAGGACGATAACATATCAAAAGCCATTGGGCCGTTCCTCAACCAAGAGATGATGCGGAGGCAATCCTTCCTTCCACTGGAGCGGATCCGCCCGCATAAGGACAAGCAGGCACGGGCTACTGCCATCCAGGCACGGATGCGTGCTGGCGGGTTGCGGTGGAACGCGGATGCCCCGTGGTACTTTGACATGTACAATGAGATGATTACCTTTCCAAGGGGCAAGACCGACGATCGTGTTGATGCATTGGCGTGGATCGGGCTCTACCTGGATAAGATGTCTCCGTCTCTTACGCGAGAGGAACTTGATGAACTCGCTTGGGAAGAGGAGATGGGCATTGATGACTTCGATCAGGGTGGTCGCAGTGAAGTTACCGGATACTAGGGGTTGATATGGTGTTTAACCTGTCGGATTTCACAAGCGAGGAGCCTGCCTATGTTAGTGTCAAGGCGGTTCCAATTTACAGTACGTACATTCTGATGAACAGATTGGGGCGTGTGTACGTGGGGATGACCAAGGACTTGGGGAAGAGGGTTGCACAGCATCGGGCGGGGACGTGTAAGACTAGTGCTAGGATGGGCGACACACAGTTCCGAATTGTCCATGTCTATGCGGCGTTAAACTATATGATGTCCAGTAAGTTGGAGCGGTACATGCATCGGATACAACAGGAACGTGGCGATAAAGCTGTCCTGGAGCTGGTGGCGCACTCCCCCGCGTTTGCGGGATCGTTACGCGAGCAGGTGAGGAGGTTGTCACCCACATGTACCGAGGTTAATCGCATGAAACTGGAATCCTGCGGCGTTTGTGGCCGCGAAGTATGTGATTGCTACGATAGGGATATGTGATGGCTGACGTGCTGACGTTCAAACCTAAAGAGAAGGAGCCTAGTGACCTCCAGGACGCTCTGTGGGAAGTGATGCTAAGGCCCGAGTTCTATGACATGCGAAATTCAGAATTGGTTGGTGTTCTCGAATATCTAAAGTGGAACATCATCAACCGGAGTACGTGATGGATTACGTTGAAGAGAAGGATGGCAATTTATGGTTGCCAGTGGAATTCACCACGAAGCTAGACCTAGATGAAGTTATCCGTTCCTCAAATCTTGTCCCCCAATTCACCGAGGACGAGATGGGTGCGCTGGGCCACATGGTCGTGGAGGACTTTGAACGTGACCGCCAATCCCGCTACGAGTGGGAGCAGCGCATGGACAACGCCCTGCGCCTTGCTCTCCAGGTGACGGAGAAGAAGACATTCCCGTGGGAAGGAGCCGCCAATGTCAAGTTCCCCCTTATCACCATCGCTGCTATGCAGTATCAGTCTCGTGCTTATCCTGCTCTTGTCAACGGTCCTTGCCCCGTGGCTGCTCGCCCAATGTCTTCGATGCCGAAGTTGCGGATGCCGCCGATGCCACCTCAAACGCCTGGTCAGCCGCCAGATCCGCAAGCCCAACAAATGATGCAGCAGTTCCAGCAGAAGGCTCAACAGGCAAAGATGCAGTATGACCAACTCCAAGATCGGGCTGACGAAATCGCCCATCACATGTCCTACCAGATTCTGGAAGAAGACGATCAGTGGGAAGAGAACCATGACAAGGCACTCCTTATCCAATCGATCCTGGGATGTGTTTTCAAGAAGTCCTACTTCGACCCGATCCGTTGCCACAACGTCTCCGAGTGCGTATCTCCACGGGACATCGTCGTTGACTACTTCACCAAGGACATCGAATCCGCTCCACGACTCACTCAACTTATTTACCTCTCAGCCAACGATTGCTATGAGCGCGTTGCCAGGGGCGTATTTTCTGAATTCAATGAGGATTCCCCTAAGCCCGAACCAACCCTCACCTACTCCCAAGATCAAGGAGCCAATGAGCGAACCGGCACAGTGCAACAGCCTCAAGACCACGATGCGCCATACGAGTTGTTGGAACAACATCGGACACTTGATTTTGATGGCGACGGATACGGAGAACCTTACACAATTACTGTCCGTTATGACACTAGGCAGGTGTTGCGCATCGTGCCGCGCTTCACTAGGAAGGGTATTACGTATAACCCCAACGGAAAGCTCCTCCGCATAGAGCCGGTCTGCGCCTTCACCAAGTATCCGTTCATTCCCTCCCCTGACGGAGGTTTCTATGACCTCGGATTCGGTGCACTACTTGGTCCCATCAATGAAACCATTGACAGCGCAATTAATCAGCTTCTCGACGCTGGCTCGCTTCAGACGGCGGGTGGAGGGTTCGTGGGTAGGGGGTTCAAAGGTAAGAAGGGTGAGTATCGCTTCCGACCGGGTGAATGGAAGACTGTTGATAGTAGCGGAGATGACCTCCGCAAAAACGTATTTCCTCTTCCCGCTCCACAACCCAGCCCCGTACTCTTCCAGCTACTCACTCTACTCATTGAGTATGGAGAGGCTATTGCCGGTGCCGTAGACATCCTCCAGGGGAAGAATCCAGGGCAGAACACTCCTGCGGAAACGTCCCGTGCGATGGTTGAGCAGGGCATGAAGGTCTTCAACGGGATCTACAAGCGGACCCATCGTGCCTTCACACAGGAACTTCGCAAGTTGTTCCGCCTCAACACAATCTTCCTCTCCACGGAGATGCCCTACTATGCCAACGCGATCCCCCCTGAAAGCGCTGCCGTGGCGAAATCCGGGCTCTATAAAGATGCCGGTGTTTCCATTAGGGCTGCTGCTGATCCATTCTACATGTCTGACGCACAGCGGTACAACCAAGCAACAGCCCTCTTGCAAGCAGCACATAGCAGCCCTGGCTACGACTTGTATCAAGTCAACCGTTACTACCTTGCAGCCCTGAAGGTGCCAACACCTGACTTGTTCCTCCCCGATCCCAAGGGACCGTTTGCCGTGCCGCCGCCTCCGAACCCGAAGGTTCAAGAGATGCAGATGAAGATGCAGGGCGAGCAGGCCAAGGCGCAACTCAACTTCAAACTCAAACTGTTGGAGCTAGTGCAAGGTGCTGAGAAGCAGGCAGCAGAAATCAAGCTATTGGAGGCCCAGGTCATTCAAACTTTGGCTGAAGCGAAGGGTGTGGATACTGGTCATCAGATTGCGATTCTCGAAGCGCAGATCGGCGCTGCCAAGAACAAGCAAGAGGGAACGTTGGAAGCGTTGAAGATCCTACAGTCAATGAGTAAGGAGCAAGATGATGGCGGTAAGTCGGGAGGACTGGCTGGAATGGAAGGAGCATCCGGTAACGCAAGCCCTATGGGCAATGCTGGAGGAGCACCATCGGGAGTTGGAGTTACGCCACTTGGAGGACTTCCGACAGCGGGTGGACCTTTCTGACGATGCCCACGAGCGGCAAGTAAAGATTGCACTTAGAACGGGTGCATGGGAAGTGTGTGATGCAATTATCAATATGGACGAAACGGAGTTAAGCAATGAGTAAGTGGAAACCTTGTGGGAATAAGATCCTGGTGTTGATGGATCCAGTTGAGGAAGTGACGAAGGGGGGTATTGTTATCCCCGGCACGAAGACAGAACGGGATGCAATGGGCCAGATGGTGGGGACCGTTGTAGCCGTGGGCTCTTGTGCATGGGCCGACCAACCCGCTCCGTGGGCTCGTGTCGGCGACCGTGTGAAGTTTGCCAAGTACGCAGGTTTCCTGCACCAAGAGGAAGGCAGCACTGATATGTACCGCGTCATGCATGACCTTGACATTGTCATGGTCCTACCGAAGAACTCCCATGATCCCTACAAGGTGAGTGACAGATGACTACCAGTGTATTGATCCTTGCCCACGATCATAAGGTGGCAGTGGACATTCTCCATCCCGATCAGGCTGGGGTGATGCACGTTGACGGGACCGAATTCGTGGAACCCTTCCAGCATCGCCTATTCAACATTTTCCACGGCCAGGACATTTACGTACGTGAGATAGACCATGAGTGAAGTAGACATCACTGAGTTGGGCAACTTGCCCGAACAGGTGGACGTAGATCCCGAAACGTTGGCCGAGGCCACCGAACAAGGGTGGGTGCCGCAGGAACAGTGGGCGGGCAAGCCCGAGGAGTGGACTGATGCTGAGACTTTTGTGCGTCGTGGGCGGGAAATCAATCCTATCCTGCGGAAGGCGCTTAAGAAGGAGAGAGAGCGGACTGCGGCACTGGAAACTGAACTACGCCAGACCGGGGCAACCGTTGCGGAGTTACGCGAGTACCTCGCTAAGGTGGAGGAACGTGCTACGAAGAACGCCCTCAACCAGTTGAAGGCTGCACGTAGGGATGCCCTCACTGCCGGTGACCATGCCGCAGCGGAGCAGCTTGAAGAGCAGATGGACGAGTTGAAGGAATCCGCATCGGCGGTGCCGAAGGCAGCGGCAGTACCGCAGGCCCAGCAACTCCATCCTCAGGTAGCGGCCTGGATGGCGCAGAACCCCTGGTACTCGGACGACAACGGCGACATGCAGGAGTACGCCAACGGCGTAGCCATGACGATGATGGCGAAGAAGAACGCGGCGGGGGAACGGTTCGAGCCCAATGACATCCTCCCTGCGGTGACGGCCAAGGTACGGAAGATGTTCCCAAAGCACTTCGCATCCACCGAAGAGGCCCCTGCCGCTATGTTCGAGAGTGGTGGAAGCGCAAGTGGCTCAACCAGAGCCGCTACTGGTCCACGAGGGGGTAACGCCTTCGACAAGTTGCCCAAGGATGCGCAATCCCAATTCCAACGTTTCTTCGACGCCGGTTACTATATCGACGTGAAGACCAAGAAGCCGCTCGACGTGAAGTCGGCGCAGAAGGAATACCTTAAGGAGTATGGATTATGAAAGACGGACTACCCAATCGTGGCGAGGTCGAGCGTGACCTGAAGCCGGAACCTGCCAAAGATACCCCGCAGGGGGCCGAACCTATGGCTCGCCGTAGAATGATTGGCGGTGGCAGTAAAATGGGTGTAGACTGTTCACAACTTATAGCCAAGGGATACCATCCCTACTGGCGCAATGACCAGGACGGCAGAGTCCAAGAGGCATTGGCAAACGGCTATGAGTTCGTCTCTCCAGACGAAGTCGAGGAAGTCCACTTGCGTATATCGGCCACTGAGCCTGCAAGTGATCGAGTGAGCCGTATCGTTGGTTATACCGAGCGTGGCGATCCCATCAAGGCGTTTCTTCTGAAGATAAAGAAGGAATGGCACGATGAGAACATGGCCTTCTACCAGAAGCGCAATGACGCCATCGACAGGAAAATCCGATCCGGGGCTTCAGATGTGGAAGGTGCCTACCAACCTAAGGAAGGCATTAGCTACCAAACTCGCTCTCGTTAATGGAGATTCAGCATGGCAAACCCGAATGCACCTCACGGCCTTCAGCCCGTGGCGTACACCAACGGTGCCCCGTGGAGCGGTAAGGCGAACCTGTACTACATCGCCTCCGCCGACACTCTCGCCTACTACATTGGCGATATTGTACAAGCTACGAACACTGTGGACGCCAATGGTGTCCCTGGTGTAACCGGGTTTACCGCAGGCAACGTTACGTCGAACCTTTTCCTTCTTGGCTCTATTGTCGGCGTGATGGCTGCGCCCATCGGCACTGGTGTGGGCAATCCCAATGGTGCCAACGTCAACCTGAACCTGATGTCGGTTCCGGCGACGAAGGCCTACGCCTATTACGTATGGGTGGCGGATGATCCAAACCTCGTGTTTGAAATCCAAAGCGCTAGCACGACCGCTCTGACGGCGGCAACTACTGTCAACTACAACGTAGGCTTTACGCAAGCGGCTCCGGCCACGACGTTTGGTCCGTTGAGTGGGACTGTTGCGATGGCTACTCCCGCCACGACTCAGGGTCTCCCCTTGAAGATCATCGGCACTCCGCAGCGTGTGAACGTGACTCAGTTTGGTGCCTATGCACCGCTGCTTGTCCGCTTCAATACGCACTTCCTAACTCAGCCGACTGGCGTAACTGGCGTCTAATAGGAGCTAATCATGGCAATCGGTGGCGTTATCACAACCGGTTCACATCCCAAGGCATTGTGGCCCGGTATCAAAGCGTGGTGGGGGCGTACGTACGCCGAACACCAAGAGGAATGGCCTCACCTGTTCATGCAGGATACGTCCCGTATGAACTACGAAGAGGACGTGCAAGTCATTGGGTTCGGCCTCGCATCGGTCAAGCCTGAAGGTGCTGGCACGGTCTACACGGCGGAAGTACAGGGCTTCATCTCCCGTTACGTCCACCTCGCCTACTCCCTTGGTTACATCGTGACCCAGGAAGAGTTGGAGGATAACCTGTACGAGAAGGTATCCAAGCGTCGTGCGGCCTCCCTTGCGTTCTCCTTTCGGCAGACTCAAGAGAACGTTGGTGCCAACATCTACAACAATGCTTTCTCTGCCTCCTTCCCCGGTGGCGATACGGTGTCGTTGTTGAACACTGCCCATCCGAACACATCTGGTGGCACGTTCTCGAATATGTTGGCGGTCGGTGCCGACCTCTCCGAGGCTTCGTTGGAAGACCTTATCATCCAGATCATGGGTGCTACGGACGACGTGGGCAACCTTATCAACATCATGCCGCAGTCGTTGCTCGTCCCAAGGCAAGAGTGGTTCAACGCCAACCGCATCATGAAGAGTGTGTTCCAAGCTGGGACGGCCAACAATGACATCAACGTCATCAAGGCTGAAGGGTCCATCCCTGGCGGCATCCACGTCAACCACTACTTCACATCCCCCCATGCATGGTTCATCCGAACCAACTGCCCGGACGGAATGAAGATGTACTCGCGTGTACCCATCACATTCGAGCAGGACAATGACTTTGACACGGGCAACGCAAAAGCCAAGTCCCGTCAACGTTACTCCTTCGGATGGACGGATCCGCGTGGTCTCTTCGGCAGCAATGGTCCCTAAGGAATCGTAATGAAACTCAAGGTCAAGAAAGCTAAGACCGCCATGAGACCAACTAAGAAAGTCGGTAAAGAAGCCTCGGGCAAGGTCAAGACAGCGACCAAGCCTGTAGGCATCCCTCGTATGCGCAAAGGTAACGCCAAGTAGGGGAACGTCATGCCACTGAAGCGCGGAAAGTCGAAGAAGACCATCTCCTCGAACATCTCCGAGTTCCACCAGGGTAAGACATTCGCAAACACGGCGAAGAAGTTCGGAAGGGCTACTGCCAACAAACAAGCTGTTGCGGTGGCCCTTTCTACTGCCCGTAAATCTGGAAAGGGGAGAGGACGATGAAAGGCAAACGTGCAGACAGTATCAACTCTCTGCCCTACAAGATGGAGATGCAGAAGAAGGGTATCTCCGTAGGACCGGCAGATAAGCCGAGGCCAATGACGGCTAACCCCGTTAGTAAGCAGGAACCAGGGCTTGGGGCGGCAACAATTCCGCATCCCTTCAAGGCTGGTAAGACCACCATCTAATAGGAGCCTATCATGGCTAAGGTAGCATCCCAACCTCCGGTTCGCACGCCCAGCGGCGGCACAACCGATCAAATTTTCCAGCCGTTGGCTGACTGTGGAAACGGTAATCCTGCCTTCTACCACCAGTACTTCGATGACATGGACCAAGCGGTTTCGTTCAATGCTACGGCAGGGACGGGAACCTACACTGTCACTGGTACGGGAACGTGGGCAAGCAGCTCTCAGGATGGTGGTGTGGGGCGATTGTCTGCCCTGACAGCATCGTTTGAGCAGATTCAACTTCCGTCGCCCAGCTTCTCGATCAACTCACAGCCAAAGAAAGTTTTCTTTGAAGTTGGTTTTACTGGCATGTCCACCCCGGCACTTTCGACTATCGTTGTTGGTCTCACCAACTTCAATGCCAACCTTACCGGCTCAACGATCACCGATGGTGTGTACTTCACGTACGCAGGCGCAACCAACATCTTGACGTTGACGAGTGTGATTGCGTCGGCGGCTACCACGGTGACGCTCCCTACGGCTGCATACAGTCTGTTGACTGCTGCCACTCCGTTCGCCTTGGCCTTCTATATCACGCGTTTAGGTGACATCCTAGCCTACGTCGATACGCAACTTGTGGGTTTTATCCCTCAGTCGAACATTGGTACGTCAGGCAATCCGCAGAATGCTGGTGCAGTATCTCGCATCACTGGCCCAACGTTGACCACTGCATTGTTGACGCCCAGCTTGGGCATCGCGGCTGCTGCTGGTGCAACCCGGTCTATCGACATAGATTACATCGACGTTCAGAAGGAGCGTTGAAATGACCGACTTCGCCATTGCAACACAGATCCTGGTGGATGGTCCCCGTAATACGGTGGCGAAGACGACAGGGAACTTCCCTACGGCTACGCCTCCTGGAACAACAACGATCCTCGATCCTAGCCTACTCTCTGACATGAATCCAGGTATGTCAGGGGCAAAGTTAGCCACCCTCCTTCGTGTAGATCATATTGACTACGCCATTACAGATGGTGTATTGGTGCAGCTTCTTTGGGATGCCACTACCCCTGTACCTATTGTAGAGTTGTATGGTCGGGGGAAACTTGAGGCTAAGATGTGGGGAGGCTACCAGAACAATGCTGGTGCTGGTGTGACTGGTAAGATTCTTATGTCAGTGCTCTCGACTAGCGCCTCCTTTCCAACAGAAACTTCTCTTCTATTGGTCATGGCTTGTGTGAAGTATCGTCCAATTAGTGCTGGAGGTGTGTGATGGTTGCCAAGAAGGAATCCAGTAACAAGGCCACCTTTCACCTAGTTGGGGATAAGGTTCTGTGGAAAGGGATTAAACTCACTGTTATTGAAATCTTGGATGATGGGAGTTTGGTAGCATGGTCTCCTACTATGCGTGTGCATGTAAAGCTGCACGAGCAATTGGAGAAGTTTAATGGCAGCTAATCTCCAAGTCCAGTATGCTTTCGGCAACCCTTCGTCGAGCGGTGTTACAAACATCGTGGCTGCTCAGGCGGGACAGCGTATCATTGTGCTCCAGTGCTGCGTCATCACCAGTGCTGCATGCACAGTGACTTTCTACACCAACACGGGTGGGACGGCTATCAGTGCATCCTTCCCTCTTGCAGCAAATGGGGGTTTTGTCCTCCCCTTCTCAGCCGTGGGATGGTTCCAAGGCGGCATTGGACAAACCCTTGACATCAACCTATCTGCCGGTACTCCAACTGCCGTGCAGGTTGTGTGGTGTCCTAGTAACACTTAGGAGATTATCATGTCGATGTACTCTGCTACTGTATCTAACACGGCACTCCCTGCCACAACGAACGACATTATGACGCTCGTTCCGACAGCAAGTCGCCGTATTCAGATTGTCGAAATCTCATGCGCCGGTATGGGCACCGCCTCCTCGGCCTGTCAAGTCAACTTGTGGAACATTACCACGGCTGGTACGACTGGTGGTGGCGCTATCACCCCGACCAAGTTCGATGTGTATGCCCCGTCGTCAGCCACCACGGTAAGTACTACGTGGACCGGCCAACCTACGGTTGCAGGTGCGCCTAGCTTGGCAATTCCTTTCAACGCTAACGGCGGCATTTATCGTTGGGTAGCTCGCCCTGGTGAAGAGTTTTACTCCATCGGTGGTGTTGCTGGTGTCCTCGGCTTCTCTATCCGTCCGTTTGCAGGGGCAGGCCAGAACGCCACTGTAACCGTGATTTGGATGGAAGACCCGATGTAATCACCACATGAGGTGCCGCAATGACAGTCGTCGTACTGACAAGTGGCACCTCTTGGTCCACTCCTGGGGATTACACAGGCACCGCTGACAAAGTTGAATGTATCGGCGGCGGTGGTGGTGGAGCTTGCGGTGTCAATAACAACTCCACGGCTGCTGGTGGAGGTGGCGGAGGAGAGTACTCGGTAACTGCAACGGGTGCCTCCTCCAACGTTATAACCATCTCAGGTAGTTTCGTAACGACTATTGCAGGTTCCCAGGTCGTTACTATCCCTTCCGGTATCGTCACAGGTACTGGATCTATTCCCATTGCTATTGGCGCTGGTGGTACAGGAGGCACGCCCTCCCATACCGCTGGGGGTACTGGTGGGCAAACCTCATTCAACTCTGGGCAAGTTATTGCCAACGGCGGTAGCGGCGGGACCAATGCTGCCACAGCACAGGGTGGTGCAGGCGGTACTGGTGGCACGGGCAACACTCTCTTCGACGGGGGTGCTGGTGGATCAGACGGCACGATTGTTGCTCCTGCCGGTGGTTGCGGGGGTGGTGGCGCTGGTGGACCCAACGGTACGGGTGCGTCAGTCAACGGGCCGAATAGTCAGCTAGAAGCCAGTGGTGGTGGCGGTAATGGTGGCGGCACTAATGGTGCTGCTGGTGCTTCCTCTCATTCGGGTAATGGTGGGAACAACTTCGGTGGGACTGGTGGTGGTACGGGTGCTACTACGCCGGTCGCCGGTGGTACGGGTTCGAACGGTGGGGGCGGTGGCGGAGGTGGTGGTTCTGTAGGTGGTGCAGCCGGGGCCGGTGGTGCCGGTGGCAATGGTACAGACCTCTCGGGCGGCACAGTAGGCGGTGGCGGCGGCGGAGGAGGGGGCGGCGGATGCGATACCACCCACACTGGTGCCGGTGGCGCTGGTGGCCTCTACGGCGGTGGTGGCGGGGGCACAGGTAACGCCAACCAGAACATCACGTTCCCCACAGCAGGTGCTGGTGGACAGGGCGTCATTGTCATTACGTACACGGGAGTTGGCCCACAAGCCCCCTTCCCGGTCATGGGGCTTCCACCCACCCGTACAGCATGGAGGAACGATCCCAACGCACAGTACAGCTATCAAGGCATACAGGCGTCTCCCCTATCCCTGGATGACACACCCTACATCTGGCAACACCCGATGTCGGTGCCCCCTGGCCGCTACAACTCTTTCAATTATCAACAATGGACAGCATCAACTCCACCCAACAGCATTGTTACCCCGGAGTATCAACCTTGGGTTGAAGTGCCTCGTGGCAGGCCGAACCCTGCAAACTACCAGCAGGTATTGGCAAGTCCCATCTCTACGGACCTTCCGCAACCTTGCTTTGGGGTGCGCTCGACAGACCTACCCATGAGGAGTTTTGATCCTAGGCAGATCGCCTACTACGCAGGTATGCAGTACTCTCCGATCCCGGCAAACGTGTCGCCTGGGGGCACAACTCATGGGCGTCAACCTCTCCTTGGCGTTGGCGCAGGGGGACCGTAATGACTGTCATCGTACTCACGAGTGGTACATCGTGGACTGTTCCTGGTGACTGGCAAACCACTGGCTCCCAAGTTGAGTGTTGGGGGGCTGGTGGTGGTTCCATTGGTGGTACTGGTTCCTTTGGTGGTGATGGTGGAGGGGGAGGTGCGTACTCTGCGCAAGCTACCTTCACCACTACCGCTGGGAGCAACATCACCATTGTCATTGGCGCAGGGGGCGCAGGCACAACGGGAGCTACAGGCAATACTGGAGGTGACACTTCATTCAACAGTGCTACTGTTTCTGGTTCCTTTTGTGGGGCAAAGGGTGGTGTCGGCGGTACGACCGGTGGGACGGGTGGGGCTGGTGGTGCAGCAGCCAGTGGTGTAGGGACGACGAAGTTCTCAGGCGGGACAGGGGGCAACACAAGGCTCACCGATCTTGCCGGTGCGGGTGGAGGTGGTGGAGCAGGACCAGATGGTAATGGCGTGGTTGGGGGCAATTCCCCCGGAGGTGGTTCTGGGGGCAGTGGTGGTGCCGGAGACAATGGAAGTGGCGGTGCTGGAGGTGCCGGAAGTACAGTCAACACTGTTAATGGTGGCAATGGTACTGCCAATGTGTTGGGGGGTGGTGGCGCTGGTGGCGGTCATGGTCTTACTCCTTCCGTAGGTGGGAATGGTGGTCTCCCAGGTGGTGGGGGTGGTGGAACATCAGGTACTTCCGGCACTGGCGGCTCCGGTGCTGGTGGACAGATCCGCATCACATACACACCTGTTGTAGGACTTGGTGGAACCAGTTTCTTAACAGACCTCCCACCCATTTCACAATACCGCACTCTTCGGGGCGCACGGGATGGGGACAAGTTTGAGTTCAATGGATGGCAACAGCATCCTCTTTCCGCTAACGCCACTCCACTTTTCGTCAATGAGCATCCTTATGCGGTGCCTCCCGGAAAGTACAACTGGTCCCGTTATCAGGATTGGCAACAAGCCCCACTGTCGGCCAGTGCGCCTCCACTCTTTGGTGCCTACCAAACAGGAGTGCCGCAAGGTTTATGGAATGTAGCCCGTTACCAGTATTGGACGGCGCAGCCTATTCCTGCGGAATACCTAGTCCCCCTACCTCGGACGGAGGTGCCGGTAGGGAAGTACAACTGGACGAGATACCAAGATCAACAGGTTGGGCCGCAGCCGAATTCGGTGGCACCTCTTCCCATCCAACCGTGGACAGACCTTCCCCCACGAGGAGTGGATCGACGGCAAGACAGGATGCAGTGGGTGCAGCTTGGCCCCCTCGCCACGATCATGTCGCCCCCCACTCCTGTCTATGGGGTGCCGCAAGGAAAGTGGAATTGGACCAACTATCAGGATCACAGGGTAGGTTACATTAGGCTTGAGTATCAAGCTCCTACAACTCCGGTCTACAACGTACCGTGGGGCGTGGATAGGAACAGTTATGTGGGATGGTCCTATGAGATTGGGAAGCCTGCGGCAACACCTCCGCTATCTTCTGGGATGTCCTTTCAGTTACCAATGCCTAGTGCATTGAGTCAGATGGCAGGACAGACGTGGTTGTTCCAGGGAGCCCAGGCGGGGCCAATTCCGGGGGATGTCATCAACGTTGGATTCTCCTTCCTCCCGTTGGTGGGCGTTGGATTTAACGGGCCGTAACGCGGTAAAATAGGCAAACTTTGGGGATTGACATGCTTACCTACCTTTGGCAATACCTGACAAATTGGCTCCTCTGGCTCGACGAAGGCTTCAACACTCTTCGGGGAGGTGATCCAGGGGAATCCCTGTCGGTGGCTGCCGCCGTAGCACAGGGCGAAGGCAAACATTGGGGCTGTATTCTCTGCGGCCTCTTGGGCATGATCCGCAAAAATCACTGTGCATCTGCCCTTGCCAATGAGCGTAAGCATTCCCTGTGGGGAGATTGACATGGGTCGCCGTGATGTTTACAAACGTGGTGATTTCAATGCCATTTGCTACGTCTGTGGCTTTAAACGCAAGGCGTCGGAGATGAAGTTGCGCTGGGATGGTGTGTACTGTTGCAAGCAGGATTGGGAGATTAGACAGCCACAGGACTTCGTAAGGGGTGTGCCCGACGAGCAGGGGATCCCATGGAGCCAGTCGGAACCACCTGATGCCTACAACGGGGCAGTGGTCCCTCCAGCGACGAACATAGTAGTGGGTACGCCTACCATCTTTGTCAACAGTACGCCCGCAGTCAGTGGCACTGATTACACGATTGCTCTCCCCGTAGGAGTCATTACCTTCATTACCCAATTCGCCGTGGGTTCGATCATCTCGTGGAGTGGGGTATGGCTTGACAATGCAGGCAACCAGATCACCTACACGAATCGAGCCCTCTACATCCTGGCCCCCAACACTAGCGTCTACCAGATCTACGGAACATAAGGGAGTTCATTGTGACTAACATCACCATTAAAACCGCAGGGGGTGGACTAGGAATGCCTACTGCAAACACTGCGGTAGGTACAGAGTTCGTGCATGCGGTACAGTTGCAAACGGGCAACTACACTGACGTGGCATTGGAAGTGAATGGCATGGGTTCGGGGATTCAGTTCACCGGCCAAGGAACCTCCAACACGAGGAGCTTCAACGCTAAACTGGCCGATGTCGTGTCCGTGATGGACTATGGTGCCACAGGCAATGGATCCACCGACGACACAGCCGCCATCCAAGCGGCCATTACTTTCTGCATTGGTTCTCAAACTGCGGGGACAGATACTCCGTACATGCTGTACTTCCCTGCGGGGACGTATAAGATCACAGCAGCTTTGAACATTACGACAGGCAACACTGCTACCCTAACGGGCTTCTGTATGTCAGGTGCTGGGAAGTACGCCACTACCATCATCCAGTACACCAACAACACGCCCATCTTTTCAATGGCTCCCTCAGCCATGCACTCCTGCTTGTTTGAAAACATGCAGTTGACGTACAACACTATGCAGACCAGTAACACGAGTGGGAACGTGTTCAACATCACGGGCACCATTGCCGACGACGTGTACAACTGCAAGTGGTACAACATCCGGTCGAACAACTTCTATTACTTCATGAATTGTCCCACGGTGTTGTGGTGGGGGAATTGCTACGAGTTCTGCTGGTTCGGCGACATGTACCAGGGGGTCAATAACATCCAAGGTGCAACGGGCGAGCCCCGCAACACGTTCATCAACCTGTACATCGGTTGTGCAAGCTGTGTAGGCGTTCTGTTTAACCACTTTGCCTGTTACTGCTCCTTCTACAACATCGAGATTAACGGTGCCAATAGTGGTGCTACGATGATTGCCGATAGTGCGGGGGGCGGTTACATCATCGGCCATTGGGCAATTGAAGTTGCGACCTATGCTTCAGGGAACCCTATCCTGTTCAACATCCCCAATGGGTATTTGAAGGCAGAGTACATCTATACCAACACGTTGACCATCAGTACGGGTGTGACGTTGACGGCTTTCGGGGTCAACAACAACGTCATATCGCGGGTGGATGTGGGCTACCTCACGGTGACCTTCGCCTCGAACTCGGGCAACTACTACATCATCAGTACTCCCGGTCCCAGCATCAGCCACTTCCACTATTTGGACAATGTACCCTTTAGTTCGACGTGTTCGTTGACCAACATCGTTGGGTCTACCTCGGCGGCTAGTGTGGTAGTGGATGACTGGAATGACTACAGTCGAGTGCAGATGAATGGCACGTCCAACGTGACCCTTGCCTACAACTCCGCAGTCAATCAAGTGTTCGATGTAGCGTTGACGGGGGCGACCACGATCACGATGCCGGACGACACCCAGGTGGCTACGTGCAACCTGTTCAACGGGCGACGGTTCCGCATCATCAAGACCAATACCTCGGCGCAGACCCTGACCATCCTGAACCATGCAGGCAGTACCATTGCCACCATTTCTTCCGGGAATCGGGCAGTGATTGAAATCATGTGGAATTGTACAGGCGGCAGTGCCCAATACACATGGAAGATTGTTGACCAACATGTGATGGGAGCGACGTAATGAGCACAACCTTCTCCGTCCAGGCTGATGACATTGTGAATCGAGCGCTTCGCTTGTGCGGGACGTATGACGCTACGAACCCTCCCTCGACACAGGACTACACGAACATTCACCTCGCCTTTAACATGATGATTAAAGCCTGGATCCGCCAGGGCTTACCCATGTGGCAGATAGTGACGCAACCAATTCCATTGATCGCCGGACAAAACACGTATCAAATAGGCCCCTACGCAACCGGTACTGGTGCAGTTGTAACCAGTAAACTTCTAAAGGTGACCTATGCTTTCATCCGTGACAACCAGAACTTCGACACGCCAATCGACCCGCTCTCGATCCAAGAGTACAACCAATATGCTGCAAAAGGCAGCTTGGGCGTGGTTAATAGTTATTGGTATCAACCTCTTAACGATAGTAATACTCCTCAGGTGAGTTCCTTTGCCTCCTTCTACCCAACACCCAATGACAGCACAAGGACGATCTACTTCATTGGGCTGCAGACATTGAATGATGTCAACCTTGGCACGGACCCGGTGGACTTCCCCCAGGAATGCTACATGGCTCTGTCGTGGAATCTTGCTGACGAGATTTCGATGGAGTACGCCACGTCAATGGATCGGGTGAAGGAGATTCAGATGCGGGCAATGAAGACCTACCAAGAGATGGTGGACTGGAGTCAGGAAAACACTGACTCGATCCGCTTCATGTATGACACTAGGAGCCGGTAATGGGTGACGCTAAACCCCTTCGTGTTCCACTGGTTGAGCCCCTGGAAACGCGGGATGCTACTACGTTCTACGACGCCAAGGCAATCAACTGCCTGACTGAACAGACGCCCCGTGGAATGTTGATGGCCCGCAAGCGGCCAGGGCTTGCTACAGCCTTCACAGGAACGGTGGGGGTTGGTCAGGGTATCACGAACTACCAGAACCACATCTACTCGATCAGCGGAGATACGTTCAACGTATTGACAGGAAGTAGTGCTGCTTTCACGGCATTGCAGGCTACTCCCACGGCAGCATTCGGTAAGCGGGTAGGCCCTATTACTGTGGGGTTCAATGGGTTCCTTTACGTTATGGGTGGGATCAACTCCTCTGGCACGGCCCTCAACGACGTGTGGAAGAGTGCAGATGGGATTAATTGGACCCTTGTGACGTCTAGTGCGCCGTGGTCTGCCCGCTCCAAGGGGCAAGCAATCGTTTTGAACAACACCCTCTACTTGATGGGTGGTGCCACTGGTGCCAACGGCACCCACTTTGGTGATGTGTGGTCTACAACGGATGGAATCAACTGGACACAGTTGAATGCCAATGCATGGCCTGGGCGACGCAGGTTCGGCGCAATGGTGATGGGTGGGCAAATATGGATCTGTGGTGGGGCGGGTAAGACCTCCAACACGAGTCCTGACGGATTCTACCCTAACACTAAGTACAGTGATGTATGGTCCACGAGTAATGGCATCACATGGACCCAAGTAGCCAATACGTCCCCATGGGTAGCGCGGAGTGACCACGCCTTCTATAGTATTGGCAGCACGATGTATGTCTGTGGGGGCCTGTTGATTGATGCCTTCGCCAATGCAACCTCTGACCTATGGAGTAGTACCAATGGTAGTACATGGACCCTTGTCAATTCTAATCCTTTCGGAGTTGCCTCAAGCCCCCTCTGGCCTATCGCAGCCCTCAACTCAGCCGGGGCAGACTTCCCCATCCCGTCCGCCGTTACCGTGGGATCAGGCACTGCAACGGGCTTTGCGTTCTCCGACTTCGACGACGACTCAGACGACGACTGCTTCGCCGGACCCTACGTGGAAGTCACCTTTGGAAACCCTGGATCGGGTTACACCGCTACCCCAACGGTAACGATGGGAACTAACGTTGGCTTCAACGCAAAGCCCTATGCACTTCTAGACGGTACATCCAATGGGGGATCTAAGGCGGTGCGGGTAGCAACGTTGAATGGTGTTACCTACCTGTTGGAAATCAGTGCCACTGGCACCTACGATCACGTGCTGTGGTCCACTACCAATGGTATAACCTTCACGAACACGAATACGGTTTTCACGGCTGGGTGGATTCCCCGTGATGGGGAGTTCTTCGCTCAAGGGAACCTGTGGTTCACGGCAGGACTTGATGGGAGTAATAACTATTATCAGGATGTGTGGTTTATCTCCGCTGGTGGTACATCTTTTGCCCTGAACCCGACAGTACCGCTGGGCTTCTACCACTTCAATCAAACATCCTCGACGATCACCTCCCCCCTGCTTGTCTTCAAGTCCACTGGTGACCTTTATGACTACAATGCAGCGTTGAACTCGTTGACTAAGCTGACAGCCAATGCTAATTATCCCGTCACTACGGTGCCTGGGCTGGTCAACCTGGACACGTATTTCTTCGTGATGGATCCGCAAGGGCGGATATGGAACAGCAACCCTAACGATCCGACAACATGGGGGGCTCTTCAATTCATCCCCATGCAGAACGAGCCTAATGGTGGTGTAGCCATTGCGAAGCTGGGACAGTTTGTTGTGGCGTTCGGGCAATGGACAATTGAGTTCTTCTACGATGCAGCCATTCCAAGTCCGGCATCGCCCTTGGCACCACAGACCTCTCTCCCGTTTGACATTGGTTGTGCCAGTGGCGAGTCCGTTCGAGAAATGCAGGGTAACATTGTATGGATCGGGCAGACGAAGGCAGAGGGTGCAGGCGTGTACATGTTCCAAAACTACACTCCTGTCCGCATCTCTAACCCTTACATTGATCGGATCCTCCAGAATGATCCACTGACCAACATCACTGCATTGAACGTGGATGCCTCGGGCTATTCCCTCTATGTGCTGACCCTTCACACCAGTGGCATCACTCTGGTCTATAGCTTCGCCAGTAAAATATGGGACGTATGGACAACTACTACGGTCAAGGGGTCGGTGGCTGTACAATCGTTGACTTGTGATCCTTATGGATTGGTGACGGCCATTGCTACCTCACATGGACTTAGTGATGGTGATCCCGTGACAATCTCTGGTGCAGCCAACAATGCCTACAATGGATTGTGGAATGCAATGGTCACAGGCTCCTCAACGTTCCAGTACGTTCTTCCACAGGCAACAACTGCCAATCCGGGGACAGCCACGCTAACGGGCTACACTGAAGCAGCGTTCAATCCAGTAGCTAGCGCCCAAGTACTCGACATTGATTACCTGCAAGATCCTGTCAATGGAAACATCTATTCACAAAACTTCACCAACTACAGTGACGGGACAGTACCTATCAACGTGAGAATTGTGACGCAGAGGTTTGATGCAGACACTAGCGAATGGAAGTATTGTCGCCGCATCTCGTTGATTGGGGACATTGTGGCTAGTAACTGCATGCTTGCCTATAGTGACAATGACTACCAAACGTATAGCCTGTTCCGAACTATGTCACTTAATCAGGGGCAAAGGGCTACAATAACTCCTGCGGGACGATTCCGCAGTAGGGCCTTTCAGATCCGTCACACAGCTTTCACCCCCTTCCGGGCAATGGCCCTCGAACTTGAACTTTTGCCGGGAGGCTTCTAATGTCATCCGCAATGAACATCACCCTCGAACCCTTCACAAGGGAACTAGCTACGGAGATTACCCCCCTTGGGCAACAAGCGTGGGACGAGTGCTCGGAAATAAAGAAGGATACGTGCGCTTACCACGGGCAGCGGGGGTTGCCCATCGACCCTAACATTGACCAGTACATCCGCCTGTCGGATAACGGGGCGCTGGTGGCGATGACCCTTCGCAGCGACGAGGGCACCTTGCATGGATATGCGCTGATGGTCCTATACCACAGCCTGCACTTAAAGAATGAGTTGTGTGGGAACGTGGATACCTTCTTCATACAACCCGACCACAGGCAATTGATGCCACGATTCATGTCACGGATTGAGGATGAATTCCGGTCCCGTGGCGTCAGTATTGTAGGGTGGCCTGTGACTATGACAGGGAAACTGTTTGAGATACTGAAGAAGCGTGGCTATATAGCCGACGATGTTATTATGGAATTGAAGTTGAAAGACCTTCCTGGGGATAAATCATGTGTGTGATCGCAGGAGCAGTTGGCGCAGTTGCGGGTGGAGTTGGCTCACTGGTCAACGCCACAAGTGGTGGTGGAGGGGGTGGTGGATCCGCTCCTCCTCAAGGCGGTAATGTACAAACTGTTTACAATCCACAGTCCCTTGGGCAGACGATGACCGGGATCCTCAGTGGTGGCTTGTCCACTGCATTGGGAATTAGTGGACTTGCCGGTGGGAACCTCAACCAGTTGCAGGCGGGTGCGGCTGCGGCCAACCCGTGGGGAAGTCAGGCCCCCGGATACTATGGTGCATTGTCCTCACTGCTTGGTGGCGGTCTCCAAAACCAAATCAGCGGAGAGCAGGGGCAGAATCAAGGCTACTTGGGCATGCTCAATTCACAGAATGCAAGGGCTTTGAATTCAGCTAACCTGGGACAACTTGGGCAATTGGGAAACATTTCTACCCCAGGAGCTACCAGTGCTATGCAAGGGTTGGTGACCAATCCACAGTCCGCCTCCTTGCCCTCAAGCATCCAGAATATCCTGGCACAGAATCCTTATGCAATGAATGCAGGACAACAGTTCCAATTCCAGCAAGGGGAGAATGCACTGAACGCTACGATGGCTGCGCAAGGGTTCTCTGGTAGTGCCCACCAAATGTTGGCCCTTCAGGACTATGGGCAACAGGCTGCTAACACGGCAATGGGGACTAACATCCAAGCAGCGTTGGGAGCGGAGCAGGCACAGCAAGGAGCCTTTGGACAACAAGTTGGGGCATTGGGCTCTCTCTCGAACATCCTGTCACAGCAGCAGCAGAATTCATTCGGGAATCAGTTGGGTGTGCAACAGTTCGGCGCGGGATTACAGCAACAGGCTTATGGCAATCAGGCGGGCATCCTCAACTCTATGATGCAGATGAACAGTACGCAAAGTCAGTTGATGGAAGGTCTGTTGCCATCGTTGTTGACTGCAACGCAGGCGACGACTAGCAGTCCATCTACGGCAGGGGGCATCCTGGCCAACCTCGGAGTAGCCAATCAGGGCAGTGCGGGGAACATCGGCGCAGGTATTGGGGGGCTTGCCAACGGCATTGGCAGCCTCGCCAACGGGCTCTCGAACATGAATTGGGGTGGAGGTGGCGGCAGCTACAGCGGGGCCTTCAACACTGGCGCAGGCACCACAACCTACGATCCAACCGGTGGCGGCAGCAGCTACACCTACAGCGGTGACAATAGTTACGGCTTCACAATGTAAGGATAGATCATGGGTTACTCAATGAGTGTTCCATCGAATCTCGTGCAGACGGCATTCGATGCATACAATGCGCCGGTGCAGAGCCAGATCCTTCAGTCGGACCTCCAGTTGAAGCAGCAGGAGGTGCAGGCTGGGGCAATGGCACTCCAGAATCAGATGGGCTTCCAGCAGGACATGACTAAGATATGGGGACCAGGAGGCTTGGCCGGTGCCAGTGCAGCCGACCCCAACGATCCTTCCGTCATGCCCAAGTTGATGGCCACTGCAACGGATGCGTTCGCCCGTGGAATGCCACAAGCGGGGGCTTCGATGCTTAGTGGATTGGGCATGATGTCGTACCGCAATGCAGAGATTCAGAAGTTCTCGGCGCAGACGCAATCGAAGATGCTTGATAGCGTGGGGAGTGCCCTAGGTGGTGTCAGTGATCAGGGTAGTGAGGATGCAGCTATTTCGGCTATCAGGGCTGAAGGTATTGATCCTGCCAAGTATGGATTGACGGGCGACTATGCACTGGATGCGTCCAAGATTCCAGCACTGGCACAGGCGGCAATGAGCCGTTCCCAACAGGTGTTGGCGGGCTACCGGGATCAGTCGTTGCAGCAGCGGGATCAGGCTCAACAGTTCCGTGAAGGGATGGCACAGAAGCAGTTGAGTCTTGCGTCGAAGCGACTTGACATCGCCCAATCAATGGCGGACCTTCGCGTGCATCAGGCAGATACGATGAACACGCATCGGGACCGGCAGGATGCCCTGGCGCAGGAAGGATTGGACCTGAAGAAGTTGCAGGCAGAGGACCGTAGCTATGCGGCGGCGGCCAAAGTGCAGCCTGCGGAGGCACAGATCGCGCAGGGCATCTTCGCCACTGATGATCGTACGGCTAACCTCGACCCGAACCTTCAGAAGTCCCTTGCTACGTTGGCCTCCCGCAGGGCCAAGATGGCCATTGCCCAGCAGATGCAACAGACGGGACAAGTGGAGTTTGAGCCACAGGACTACGAGGCGGCATTGGGGGATCAGATCGACAAGATGCAACGGGAAGGTCTCTTCACGCAGGAACCGGGAGGCATGTTCCACAGTGGCGGATACAAGTTCGCGCCCAAGGCTGAGACTCCTGCGGCCAAGGGAACAACTGCTACGAAGCCTTCGCCCTATGGTTCCCCTGCGGATGTGGCCACGGCGTACAAAACGGGGAAGATCACGAGGGCTGAGGCCACCAAACTGTTACATGACATGGGAGTGAAGTAATGCCTACAGTCGATGATCTGCTGGGACCGGACCCAACGAAGCAGGATCCTGAGAAGGCAGGCATCGCTGCGGGCCTTCCTGCGGGCCTGTTCCCTGCTGTCGTTGGCGTAGAGAGTGGTGGACGAGACGTGGTGTCGAACAAGGGTGCCGTAGGCCCTGCACAGGTACTGCCCGCTAGTGGTGCCAATCCAGGCTATGGCATCCAGGGGGGCAACCCACGAGACATCAACACAGGCGCACGCATCCTTGCCGGTTACATCAAGAAGGCAGGGGGCGATGTCGCCAAGGGATTGGAGGCATACAACGCAGGATTCGGCAACCCAAAGGCGGGGAAGGATTATGCAAACAAGGTCATCTCGAAGTGGAAGCCTAGTGTTGACGCATTGCTTGGAGCTGATCCGAGTGCGCAATCCCCGTTGGCATCGCGGCCCCCACAGGCAGCACAGCCGCAGCAACAACAACAGCAGCAGCCCGCCCCGAAGCCTGAAGTGCCACAGTCCATTATGGAAGCAATGAATCGTCCTGCGGATCGGACGGTGGAGTTGATGCAACAGAGTGTGCAGCAGACGGCAGCTTCCATTGATGCGTTGATTAAGCATCCAGGTCTTGGGACCGCAACCAATGCAGCCTTGAACGTCATTGGGTTGCCGTTCTCTCCGGTCACATCGGTGGTGGATGCATTCGTGGGGGATCCTGCGGTGCAGTTGGCCCACTCGCTGGGTGTAAGCCCTAAGGCAGATCCATACATCAGGCAGGCGGCACAAGCAATCCTCCCCATTGCGGGAACACGGAGTGCAATGGTGCAGCAGGCGCTAGGGGCGGAAGGCCAGTTCCTGGCAGGCTCATTGACGCCAGGAGCCCCTGAGTTGAAGCCGGGACAGCAAGCGGCAAAGATCAACGCCGGTCTTATCCGCCATGATCAGCAAGCCATTGCCCGTAACGTGGAGCGTGCCCGCAACAACGATCAGTTCTTCAAGTTGAACCCTCAATTCAAGCAGTATGATGAAGAGATTTACCATGCCGGGGAGGATCCCAACGTCAAGCTGAGTCCCCAGGCAGCAGCCTTCAAGAAGGCATACCTCGATCCACGGAAGAAGGAGTTTGATGCCTACGTGCAAGAGGCCCAACGCCTTGGCGTGACGATGCCTAAGGACATGACGGACCTCGACCGCTACATGCACAGGCAGGCTATCGAGCGCCCGGAGCCGATGACCAAGTTGCAGCGCGTTGGGGCCATCGTTGACCCTAACAACATGCTCAACAACACGCCTCCGTCTAAGGGGTTCGGTGTCAAGCCTGACATCTTCCAGACGCCTCTAGCGGGGAAGGTCACATCCGCCTTGACGGGTGAAGAGGGTGGCTACCACATCGACCCGGAATCGAATGTCGTTGACATCTACAAGAATGGAAAGGTCATCGATCACGGGACGGTGCAGGACAAGACTATCGTCACCAAGAACGGTGGCGTGTGGGATATGTCTCGGGGGACCACGAAGGAGATTGAGCAGCATACGCCGGTGAGGTATTACAAGAGTGCAGCAGGGTCGATAACGGAGGCGCAGTCACAGATCGCGGACGTGGTAGCCAATGCGAGGTTCCTGAAGGGGCTAAAATCGTCCCCGGAGTTTGTACAGCTTGCGCACCCTGGCAACATGCCTAGTCCCCGTGACTGGCGCACAGTGGACATTCCCGGCTACACGGGATTCGAGGGATACAAGTTTCAACCCAAGCTTGCCAATGTCCTTGAGGACTACACGGGGTTGAAGCAGGATCATAATGCACTGATGCAGGGGATTAACCGCGTCGTCCAAGGGTCCATCTTTCTAGACCCAATGAAGCACTTGCTCAACGTTGAATTTCACGCAGCCATCCAGGCGGGACTGTTCGGTGGCATGAGTCGCCTTGTGGATGGTGGGGTACGGCTGATGACCCCAGGGGAACAAACGTTGACCCACCAAGCAATCATGGGCGTCATCAATAAGGATGACAAGTATCTGTCCTACGTGCGCGAGAGTCCGGGACTGAAAGGGGCTAACAACTACGTGAGGGACTACGGCAATCGGCTACTAAAGCAGATGGGCAAAGATCCGAAGATGATGCAGGCGGCACAGCCGTTGGCACAAGTCCTTGGCATGAAGCCTGCACAGTTGGTTGCGGCCATGTATAGGGGCTCCAATGCCACGCTGTGGGGCGTTGGCGACATGATCCTATACCGGGGGTTCCTAGCCAGTGAAACTGAGCATGGCGGCACCATTGCACAGACAGCCGCGTCAGTAGGCGAGCACGTTCCCACGTATGTGATTCCCCCGGAAATCCTCGGCTCCCGTGCACTGTCGGAAATCATGCGCCACCCGTGGTTCATGGGCTTCTCTCGGTATGAGTACAACCGTTTGGCATCGTACGGCAACTTGATGAAGGGGGTGGTGAAACCTTCGGCGTTGGAGAGTCGTGGACAGGTGGCCGATCAAATCGCAGCGTTGGCCTTCCACTTTGCCGTGACGTACCCGTTGGTTAATGCGGGTATCCAGCATGTGACGGGGAACAAGAACGCATCGCTGGGCTGGTTCGGTCCGTACTCCTACCCCGGTGCCATCAAGGACTACACGGAGGGGAAGAAGGATATTGCCCAAGCTACGACACAAACGGCGGTACGCCCAAGCGCAGCAGTTGAAACGTTGATGGAAGCCTACTATGGTACAGAGTTGTGGAAGCAAGGTGGCAAGTCCATTTACCACTCGCCGGGAGACTTCGGCAAGTACCTCATGAGCAAGACGTATCCCACACAGACGTTGATGAATGTGGTAACGCCGAAGAAGGGCGTTACCCCTGCCCAGGCAGTCCGACAATTCGCCCTAGACTTCGTCGGCATCAAAGACCCCACCCCACAGCAAGAAGCAATGATCCGTAAGTACGCCGCACTAGAGTTGAAAAAGAGGCAGAAGCCATGAAGATCCTTGTCATCGACGTGTATGGTGTGGGAGTGGACTACTGCCTTCGGGCACAATGGGCGGGCCACGATGTCCGCCACTTCCTCACACCGAATTCTAAGTACCCGGACATTGGAAAGGGGCTCACCATCCGCGTGCAGGACTGGCGTAAGTGGATGAAGTGGGCCGACCTCATTGTGTGTACGGCCAGTGCCAAGTATGCCGCAGACCTCGAACCCTACTACGAGATGGGTTACCCCATCTTCGGGGCTAACAAGGGATCGGCGGCACTGGAACTTGACCGGTGTGTGGGAATGGAACTCCTCCAGGCGCATGGGATTGAGACGCTGCCTTACACGAGGTTCAGCAAATATGAAGACGCTCTTGCTCACGTTCGGGCTACTAACGGTTCTTATGCTTGTAAGCCTATTGGTGATGCTGACCGTTCTCTTAGTTACGTCGCCAGTGGACCTGACGACATGTGCACGATGATGAAGCGGGCGCAGCGGCTGTACGGTGGGGCGAAGCAGGACTTCATCCTGCAACAGAAGGCTGTGGGAGTGGAGTTTGCTGTCGGCGGATGGTTCGGTCCGGGTGGATTCAATGACGTGGCTGAGGAGAACTTCGAGCACAAACCACTCTACGCTGGAGACACTGGCCCGAACACGGGCGAGATGGGTACGAGCATGAAGTACTGTGAGATAGGGCAGTCGAAGTTGTTCCAGCAGATGCTACAGCCGTTGGCCCCTGCATTGAAGGCACTACGTTTCTGCGGCAACATCGACGTGTCCGTTATTATTGATGAGGACGGGAAGCCGTGGCCCCTTGAATTTACGATGCGTATGGGATGGCCCGCCTTCTACCTCAACCAGCATCTCCACAAGGGTGACCCTGTACAGTGGATGAAGGATCTTGTCGATGGCACTGATTCACTTAAAGTATCTTACGATCATTGTATCGGCGTATGCGTTGTCGGCCCCAACTTCCCGCACAATTCGAAGATTTCTGATGAGTGTGAAGGTGTACCGATCTATGGTATCAACCATGAGAACATCGCCAACGTGCATCTGTGTGAGGTCATGGCTGTCGAGGATGAAGTGTTCGAGAATGAGAAGTGGATCAGTAAGCATCTGTTCGCTACTGCTGGTTCTTGGCCTCTTGTTATTGTTGGCACAGGACCATCCGTGGTGAGGGCAAAGGAGGCTTGTTATAAGGTGGTTAAGGAAGTGAAGATACCTAACAGTCATGGGTACAGGCCGGACATCGGGGACCGATGCAAGCGACATATCAAGACCCTTCAGGCGCTGGGCTACGCTAAATCTTGGAGTTACGGTGATGGCGAATAACAACCTTCCACCTCCGGCCACTGGACCTACATTCGATTGGCGCTTCTTCAAGGATTGGCTTTACAAACTGTGGAAGTCGATGCAGAACTTTGACCTGACGGGGACCACTGCGGGCAACACACAGATCGATGGGAACTTGACCGTCACGGGGACCACTACCATGACAGGTGGCATTGCCGTGCCCACGGGTGCCAACTTGACGGGGATGCCGCTCTCCCTGCTTAGTGCTGCCGCAGGCCAGAGTGATGGAGAAGTTGGTCTACAATTTCTCCCTTCTTCCATTCATCTTTTCTACAGCAATGCTGGTGGGCAAAGCATCCCAACAAATGCCTACACCACTGTAACGTCATGGACAAAAGTGTATGATACGACAAGTGCATTCTCTGCTGCCGCAGGAACATTCACAGCCCCTCAATCTGGTTACTACCTGTTTGCATCTGGAATGGCTTTTTCTAGTGCTACGTGGGCTTCTACAGCCTCTTTGCAAATCTCTTTCACGATCAATGGGGGTGGCCGTGCTATGACAGGGGTGCAGATTCAGTCCACAACATCCAATAACATGTTGATGCCTCCTGTAACAACTACTGCCTATCTGAATACAGGTGATGTTGTTGCCATTAAAGTGTTTCAAAATAATGGAGCTTCTGTAAACACTCTTGCCAATGCATCTTTCAATTGGCTTAGCATAGACCTACTTACCACTGGCGCAAGTTAATTACGGTGATGAAATGACAGACGCACACGAACAGAAAGAAACGTTGACGGTGGATGTTGACATCCCGGAACATGATAAGCGGGTGACAACACCACTCTTCACGAAAACGAAACGATTGCTGATGAAGGTGGGGGGAGCGTTAGGGTTCAATATCAAGCGTGAGCCGGGGCGGTGCTGGATCTGCAACAAAACGGAGCAGGAGTTGGGGCAACCGCTGGAGGCCCACCACTATGGAATCGAGCGCTGCTACCTCGACGCCAACATCCGTTGGAACGTTGTCCAGCAAGACTTTCCCCTGTTTGACTGGAAGAACTTCGACCCCGCAAATCCGGTACAATTCGTTGACAATATGGCGTCCCAAGGTGTACTGCTGTGCAAGGCGCACCACACAGGGAAGGATACGGGCATCCACGACCTCCCCCATTCGATCTGGATCATGCAACGGTATCTAGCGGACGGCACGAGGTTCAGTCCCAACGAAGTTATTCACGATGATGGAGCATGACATGGCACTTATTTCTGATCCCATTTCCGCCGTCGCCAGCGCTGTGCAGTCCATCGTTGAGCGCGTTGTCCCCGATCCCACGGCACAGATCCAGGCCAAGGCCCAGCTTGCACAAATGTACCTCAATGGCGACCTCCAGACGTTGACCTCCCAGGCTGGTGTCATCACGGCTGAGGCCAACAGTTCCAACAAACTCACCTCGTCGTGGCGTCCCATGCTGATGTACCTCTTCATGGTCATCATCGCCTTCAACTACATCATCAGCCCCATCGTGTCGTACTTCGATCCCACGCTGCCCATTGCGTTGCCGATCCCCCCCGACATGTGGTCACTAATTAAGCTCGGTGTGGGTGGCTACGTCATGGGCCGCTCGGTCGAGAAGATCACGACGCCTCACCCCGTGACAGGTGTATCGCCACTGGCATCCACTGTCTCTGCTATCTCTAACGTCTTCTCTGGAGGCTAACATGGCCTTTACCACAGTACAGTACATCAGGATGTTCCAGGCCGCATTAGCCACTGCTGCGACGACGCAGTACACAGTGCCCGCATCTAGGCAGGACGTGATTAAAGACATGGAATTCGCCAACACAACAGGTGCGGCCATTACGCTGATCGTCAACGTGGTGCCTACGGGGAATAGCGCAGGCACGGCCAATCAGGTGCTGCCCACGGTAAGCATCCCTGGCAATCAGGTGCTCCACTGGACGGGCACCATTGTCATGAACGCGGGCGATTTCATCTCTACCGCAACCTCCGCTACGGGCATCACTGCCACGGTGAGCGGGATGGAGAGCCAATAATGGCCACTGGACTGCTGCCCGAGTTTGGGCTCAACATTGTCAACCTGTATGCCCCTGCTGGGACACGGATCCCCATGCAGCAGACCACTGCACCGCTGGGATGGACTGTTGATGGCACAGTCGCTTTGGATGATGCCATTTTCCGTTGCCGGAACAATACAGGATCCTTTGGGACTGGTGGTAGCAATGGTGTGTCGGGAACTTTCCTTTCTGCTTTCTCCATCAATGCTTTTACCATCAGTACGGCGCAGATGCCTTCCCACACGCACACGGATTCAGGCCATTCACACCCCATCACTGATCCAAGCCACGGTCACACGTTGGCAGGTGGTAATAGCAGTTCTACTGGTCCCTATATGGCCGTTGATTCAATCTTGGGTTCTGGCTCGTATTACAGTACAAACGCAGCTTCCACAGGCATAACGGGAACCAACACAGGCGTTGCCAATATTCAAGCCAACGGTTCCGGTGCTGCAATTCAGCCTACTGTATCTTTTAACATCAAGTACGTTGATTACCTAGTGGCCGTAAAGTCATGAGTAAAAACATTTGCCCATTCCTCAAGAAGACATGTATCGAGCATGACTGTGCTTTGTACATGCACGTTCAGATGCAGACCAATCCACAGAGTGGTAAGACAGTGGATGAATTTGGGTGCGCCCTTGCGTGGACACCCATCATGATGATTGAAGCCTCCCGCCAAACACGGGGAGTCCAAGCTGCCGTCGAGAGCACGCGTAATGAGATTGTCAAGCGCCAAGACATCCTCAATGGCGCAATTGATGCTGCCTCACAAGGGCGGCAACTTGGAGCGGGTGATGAAACTAGGCTTATTGATGGTGGTGGCGGGACTCTTCCTAGGCTGCGTAGCGGTCCCAACGGGTTCAACGGTGTGGTTGAAAGCGCGGAGTGAAACAGTTCTACTGGAGGACATGGTAGGTTCCCGTGGCACGGGAGTGGTGGTCAACCCGAAGTGCGTACTGATGGCGGCTCACGTTGCCGACCGGCCGGTGATGCAGGTAACCACGGCCTCCGGTACGATCTACAGTGCAACTGTGGTGGTCTATGATGGCGATAAAGATGTTGCGGTTGTCTGTGCAGACAAGGTACTTGATGCGCCAGCGGTCACGTTCGGCCCGACTGCGGCTCCTTACAGTCCTGTCTTTACGATTGGCTTCCCTGTCGGCCTCCGCTACGTCCTCACCACGGGACTGATGCAGATGGGCAACATCATGACGGTACCTTGTGCGCCGGGGAATTCAGGAGGGGGAGTCTTTAATAACGAGGGGAACTACGTTGGGTTCGCCGATGCCATTGTGGTGTACCCGCATATCGACGCACTGCCTCACCTCTGTGCCATTGTCCCGGTGGCCGACATCATCCCGCTGCTAGACACCAATCACATTACGTACCAGAGGGCATAATGAGCGAGGATCGATTTGACTGTCTGGAAAAACGATTGGACGAAATGCAGTCGCAGCTAAACTCGATCCTTGAGATGGTCTCCGTTGGCAAGGGGGCCTTCATTGCTGCCAAGGTGCTGGGATGGCTAACGGCGACGTTGGTGGGTGTGATTGAACTTTGGCGAACCTTTCACAAGTGAGGACAATTCGTGAGTGCCGATTCTAATTTCGACTACTGCATCCCCATCGTGTTGGAGTTCGAAGGGGGGCTTGTCGATAACCCCCACGACCCCGGTGGCACAACCAACATGGGGATTAGTCAACGGGCTTATCCACACACCGACATCCGTGCACTCACCAAGCCGGAGGCCGAGCAGATCTACTACAACGATTACTGGCTCAAGAACTCCTGTGGGGAAGTACCAGTGCATCTGAACCTTTGGTATTTTAATGCGTGTGTTATGAGTGGTGGCGTGACGGCGGCAAAGATCCTTCAACAGGTGGTGGGAAGCCCGACCGATGGTGTTATGGGTCCACACACCTTGGCCGCTGTGAAGGCATTCCCAAGCTCGGGTTATGTAGAGTATCTTACGCTGTACACGGGCCATCTGATGTCGCTCCCTGGGTTTAAGACGTTCGGCAAGGGGTGGATGAACAGGTTGTTTAGAATAGCTGCACTCTAAAGGCTTGCTCACCTCCCTTCGTACACGTCACAATCATCCGGGACTTCAACAGTCCCATCAACAGTTCCTTAAATCCCTTGTCCGTAGGTGCCACGCTTCTCATGAAGCGTGCTGCCTCATTCATTGTGACACCAGCAGCGCCTCCTCTGGTGATGAAATCAAGTAGCCTATCGGAATTGTTAGATGCCTCACTTCGTCCGATGCGATCAAATATAGATGGTAGGCACTGTTCGAGTCGAGATACTTCGGCTTCGGCACGCTGAAGGTCTTCTGCGGTGATGACTCGTTGGTCTCCCCGTGCCGCAGAGAGGACCATCGCGAGCTTATGGATGTGCGACTGCTTCCTTGCATTCCATCCACCAAAGCGGCTATCATCTTTCCCTTTCGCGTGAAGAACGTTGTGGGCTTCATACCAGTCAGTGCCCCACGCCAAAGCACTCTTGTCCAGCTTAAATTCTCCTTCCATGCGCCCAATTGCATTAAGATCATCAACCAAGTGGCGGTGCAACTCTTTCCGTAAGGGTGTATCTCCCGTAGGGTAGGCAATGAGTTGCCGTTTCGATTCCGCGTAGACCCACACGATACGCGAGACAAGCCCACCATCAAGCATGTAGGCCGGAAAGTTTCCACTGATCCAGGACGGTGTAGTACACGCCAGGAGATTGAGGAATGGGGAAGATATTGTCTGTTGTCCATCTGCCTTTGTCGCCTTTTCAATTGAGCCACAGTCCCACATGGTGTTGAGCATGTCCATCATTTCGTTGTCGTCGGGACGAATGAGGTTACCAAGCTCGCCGGAGTGGATCGTCAGGGAGTACGTGGCTTCATTCTCCCCATTGTAGTTTGTAATAGTCTCGGCCTTCAATAAGCATTCGATCAAGGCTTGCCATGTGGTAGTTGACGGCCCGAAGATCACGCCATCCACCTTTCGGAGCATCCTCATGGCAGTACCAGTGGTGGTCGTTTTTGCAATAATCCCTGGAGGAGCCACAAGAACTACATACATGTTTGGAAACCACCAGAAATCTCCTTGCGATACGTAGCACTTACGCTGAAGAGCCCCCGCTATTGCGGAGGCCCCGGACCAAAACAACACGTGATTGGGCGCCTCTCCTGCCTGCCCATACTCGATGAAACCATCGAGCCAATTGTCAACCTTCCTCATTGACAATCCCCCCAACTTTTCGTAGAAGTTTTTATCCCTATTGGAATTAATAGCGGGTCATCATATGGAATAGGAACCTTGCACTGTTCTCTGATAGAAAGTTCATGCAATTCCTTATTTTCTATCGGGTACTGTAGAGTCAGTGAGTCGTGAACTTGTAAAAGCACCTCTACTCGGGGCAGGTTAGAGTCAACATTGACATATATCTTGTTGATAAGCACAGCAATCGACGATTGAGGTAGCCATGCTACCATTTCATTGAGCGTATTCCCCTCAATCCTATCGAACCACTTCTTCCTATAACCAAACGCATTAGAAACAGTCGCAGTCCGTATACACTTCTTAACAAAATCCTCCTGCCACTTTTGAATCTCGGGGAACATCCCAAAGTACCATCTCTGAATCCGTTCAACTTCTTTGACCAGTAGCCCGCACTGCCCCGCAATAGTCGGTGCCTTACCGAGATAGTTCGTCGCATGGCACAGTTTTTTGAACGTATAGTAATGGGGCGAAGCCTTGTTGATCGACGGATCATGAAAGTACTCCCTTGCGATAACGAGATAGGGCTTCAAACCTTCGCGAAAAAGGTCCTTCATCCCTTGGCAGTTCGATTCCTGGACAACTATCCTCAGGTCCGCCGAGTCCAGATCCAGATCCCCCATCATCATGCCTTCGTCCGGCACGAACATCTTCCTCACATTGGGCATCGACATCTGAGACCACCATTCCTTTCATTGTTTGTTCAAGGTCCGTCAACGCACCAATGGAGTCTTTGAATGCGTCACGGGGCTTGTGCCACTGGTTCCCGCCGTTGTGTCCACCACGACGAGCCCATTCGTTAGGGTTGAACGGGTTTGGTCCTAGCTTGTACAGCAGAGAGGGCTTCTTCCCACCCTCCAGGCGCTTCTCGGGGCATCGTTGTAGCATTCCCAAGTGCTCCATCTTCCTGATGGCTACACCGATACAGTCCTCGCCTAGTTGCAACTCTCTTCGTAGCTCCACTCTGGTGGCGCAACCCTTGTCTACGATGTATTCATTGATCCGTTCTGCTGCGAACGGCACCTTAGGGTCTTTGAGTCCCATTCTTATCCTCATTAGTCACCAGACGTTATGTTCTGCAAATTACAACCTGATCCGAAGGCATCGGTGCTGCTAGAGAATCTAAAAGTGATGGTCCCTGTAATGTTGTACGAGCAGTGGATGCGCCCATCATACCCAATCGCGTTTGACTTAAGTGCATTCGACGCGAGGGTTTCACAGCTACGAAATTCTTTGATACGCCGTACCACAGGGAACAGTATCGGTTCCTTACTGGCAATCTTATAGAGCGCCTCGTCGTCACAGGATAGTGCCTTCGTTTTTCTATTCCGTACGGGTGCAACACCCATCTCCTCATAGAAGAAATGCTGCATCTGTTTCGACGACTTCGGGTTAAGGGCATAACCGACCATCTCCGTGACCTCAGACTGTAACGTGTTCGCATGATCCTTCAACTCCTTCAACATCCTTTGGCGTACTTCGTTGTCCACTCGAACACCACGAGCCATAGTCCGAAGAACAGGTGTAAAGAGCGATTGTTGAAAGTCGTGTTGCGTACGCAAGCCCATTCGATCGACCACTTCTTGTAGCCTCGTATCGGCCTCAAACGTCCTGATGCAATCCTCACAGTTGTACGCCCAATACTTATCTTCATCCTGATCGGCTCCCTTGTCCCATTCCTTGCCGTCATCCTTCCAGTAGACGTACCACTCACAGTACATCGACGCGATGTAGTCTAGCGATTTGGGCATTCCCGTGAAACATACATGCTGGGCAACCATAGTGTCACGCACGTTTCGCGGGATGAAGTGCCAATGGCGAAGGATATATTGCGAGTCGTAAATAAAGTTCTGCCCGACTGTGAGTACATTCGGGTTTGTGAGTAGCCGATAGAGCAGCCACACAATCTCAGCCTCCTCCCCTTCACTCCAGTAGCCTTGGGGGTTCTCGACGCAGAGCAAAGGGATACAGATAGCATCGGTGTTACTCCAGGCAATGCCAAGGCACGCTATGTGACCGGCACGGGTTTCAATGTCACAAGCCAGCTTCAAGGGGCCTTGTTGACTCGCTTGATAGAGGCTTTCGAGAGATTCCCGCACTTGGGACATCGTAGGCCGTATTGTAAAGTTCCATGTTGGTCGAACAGGAGCCCTACCAGCAGCATCGGTGACACGCCGCAAGTCCTGCACGCAACATGGCTTAGATGCCCGTTGTCGCAAGACACGGGAGGGGTGATAGGCAGGTATGACAAGGCCGTGCTCCGTTTCGAGATACGATCCCCTCCACTTGTCAACGCTGGTGAGACCAGTGAGTGCCCACAAGGCAAGATCACCGAGGG